AGCGCCCCCGCTGCTGTGTAGAGGGTTTCTTGAGATGTATAAGAGGGTAGAGACAATATGTCTCTACCCTGCTTTAACCCCTCTCCCCGCAAGACTTCAACGCCATCCATTTCAAATTCATCACGATGCCGCTGATGGTTTTTGTCTATTGCTTTGATATCAACATCGTAAAATTCAGACAACTGGCGGCGGGAGCATCGCGACTTACCATCCCACACGGCAAACATCAAATTCTTGACCTTATTGAGAATATCTTCAGGTCTAGACTGCTGCTCTAGCTCAACCAACCCCTCTGATCGAGCATCGCTAGAGTCAACCAGCATTCCTTCTGTCAAACGCATACGCCACCTCAAACTAACAGATCAATTATGGGTGGAGAGGTAACAGACCAAAGTGACGCAACTCACAAAATAAGCTGTAAAAGATATTGGTCTACTTTAGAGAAGAGAAAGACTGGGCTACTAATGGTCTACTTGTTTGTATCGCTTCACTTTCGGCTTCCACCCAAAGTAAAGTTCCCCCTTTAAACCCTCACCCGACTCATCAGCCCCGATCAAATCCTCTGGGTCTTTCTCCAGTTCCCGCAGGTATTCCTTCAGTACGCCGCCCGTCGCTACACACCGCATCTTGTGCATCTGTCGGGTCAGCTCTAGAAACCATTCACGATCGCGCACCATGTCAGATTCCTTGGTGACATACTTCAAAATCTCAGGCACAAGCTGCATAGGCTGCTGACCTTTTTTGACTGCCCGCACATCGATGATGGGGTTATAGTCCAGCTTCATACACGATCGCCATAGCTCTACCCAGTCGGCCTGCTTCATGTAGTTCTTGCCGAAATAGCTAGGAGGAACCATCAGCAGACAGTGGAAGTGAGGATGAGCATTGCCATCACGCCCTTGAGTTACCTCAGTAGAACGAAGCCAGCCATCCGGCAACCACCGCTTACATGGGACAGTTTCTGAGCGTTAGAGTCACGAACAGCCATCGGTGTTTAGGGTACTTCGCCACCACTTTAGGCAGCACTTTATAAGCTTTCGCCTTCCACGTTAAAGACCGCCGCCACTGACAGACTGGACAGTGACGGACGCGACAGAACCTTGCACCCGTCAGCTTTAGTTTCCGCTTTGCCGTCTCATCAGGAACAATCCCAAACTGCAAAAGCTGCGAACACTGTGAAACTCGACGGGCATAGTCCTGAAAATCCTGGCTGTGGAAGTAATGGCTCTGGACAGAGTCAGCGTTACTTCTATGCTTATCCCACGGCTTATCCTTCGGACTCAGATCGCTCAAAGCTGGTGAATCATCACCCTGGTGTGAGACCGGATTAGACGCTAAAATAGACGCACAAAAGCTTCCGCCCGCTCCGTCATCGCGAGACAGTGCGGACACAGAATTAGCCCCTGGTATTCAATTGGAGAGTGGTATCCCAATTCTACCAGGGGCTTTCTGTTTCGATATTCAAAGGCCAGAATCGGGCGATCGCGATTTACCCGATTTATCGCCAAAAATCACCCTCAAAGCCTTACAGGGTAAGGGATAAGCGGTTTCGCAAGCGACGACCACTTATCCCTCATAATTCGAGCCCTCCCCGCTCGGCCATCAACTCAAAAGGAATAAACGTCACGTTTAAATCGCCTGAATCCATTGTGTCGTCTTGTGTTGAGGAGTTCTCTCTTTAGGGGTGGCCTCGCTATCGTCGTGTGGACTGAAGCGACAAGGCAGCAAGGCGATGAGGCAAGGGCGGCAACGCTATCACAGGATTTTCCCCTGGTGGTCGAGCATGATGAGACGGCAGGCGACGGATTACGATCGGCTCCGCGCAGCGATCGTCACCACCGAGCTTGTCCGGGCTGCGACGATCGGTGACTGGCTGCTGTTTGGCTCGCTACGCCAATTCCTTGAAACTCGTCCCTACTATGCCGACTGGCGACATTGTGAGCGCGACGCCGCCCTTCACCCCGATCGCCGCTTCGCCCTGCGGCAGTCCCTCGCGCGATCGGGATTCCTGGATTTCTAACCCTGTGACGCTTCCACCGTCACCGCCCCGTGATAGCGCCCCGTTTGCGAATAGGGCTGCGCCGGTTCCTCCACCTGGTGAAAGACGTATTGCCCAAACTTAAGCCCAGGGTAAAGCGGGATAGCCTGACTGCGATTGCTATTGGAAATCTCCAGCGTCAAAATCCCCGACCAGCCCGGATCGACCCAAGTCGGCGGATGATTGTAGCCCTCCCGCGCTCGGCTCGACTTTACCCGGATCTCAGCGCCGAGGGTGTTCGGGAGACGCAGCGGCGATCGCGTTTCCGCCAAGACAAACCACCCCGGCTTTAGCCAGTATGGCCGCTGGGCGGTACAGCCAGAAATATCAAGCCGGTAGGTTTTTGGCAGCCACGATCGGCGACCACGACGCCCCAGGCTTCGCAGTGCACCACCGACACGCTGCCATCCCCCGACCTCAACAATCAGGCTGTCACCGATCCGAAAGTCTAGGGACGCAGGGTTAACCAGGTCTCGCCCGTCCGGATCGAGCAACCCCCGGTCAATCCATTCATAAATCTGAGAGTCGTTCAGGATCATCGCAAAGAAGCACGCAACCCCACCATTATCCCGTGTTGAAACGTCGCCTTAAACGTGACGTTTAAATCGTGGATGAACGACGCAAGCCGACAAAAACACATTTTCTCTATAGTGAAAGGGTCGGGCGCTGATCACTTTTCTCCAGTGGCAGCCATGCGGCGCTCGACTTTCTTTTAAATTCTGAGCTCCTGCGATGTTTGTGCCCGGTTCGCCGCCCCCCGCTGGGTTCGTCCCCCCCGATATTCAGAAGCGACCGAAATCCCCGAGAGATTCGCGCCCCTTTTGGTTTAGCTCTGCCCTCGACGAACTCCCCGAGGCCGAGGGAAATCCTCGCGTTGAGGCGTACCTGATCGAGTATCAGGGCGACCCTGACCCGTCCGTCGGGCTTGTACCGCGTGGGGTGGTTCGAGCGCCTTCCGACCCGGAGGAGCATCGCGTGCAGCCACCGCCGGGGCTAACCCCAAGAGACACCGCCCAGGCTCTACCCCTCTCAACGATCGCGAACCGAGTGTCGTCACCCGATTCGGTTATGGCGATCGCGGCCACCCCCCGCACCACGCCGCTACCGTCGGGGCGGATCTGGAAGTTCCTAGTCCCGCCCGCCTCCATCTCGTTCAGTGGTGGTGATCCGCAGTACAGCGAGGTGGTGACCCATGCCACAACCACCCCGGACAAAGATTTTAGTCACACCACCCCGATGGTGCTGTCATTCAAAGATGTGCAGCTCGAAACCTGGTGGGCGGGGAAAAGCTGTAAGCCGCTTCTGGACGGGCTGCTAGAGCTGGGTCGCGCCCACGTCAGCCAGGGGGAATACGCACCGCCCCGGTTGTCCTTCGTGATGGGCGATCGCCGGTTTGAGCCGGTCATCCTCAAGTCCCCATCCTGGGTTGAGGAAAAGTGGCTCTCGGGAAATCCGGCAGGCGTTAACCTGAGTTTTAGCCTGGAGCGCGTCCCGTTTGATGCACCGGCAGATAGCTATACACCACCGCTAGAAACCGAGGGCGACGCGGTGAAAGCGGGGCTGTCGCAGCGCCAACAGGAGGAAGCTCGCGCCGCTGCGATCGCCGCACTTCCCGATCATTTATCCGACCTGCCGGACGTGGTAGCGGAACTAATCCGGAGTGAAGAGTATTCCGTGCGACCCGATAGCGCTGGTGTTTGCTGGCTGCACGATGGTGACGGTGGCGAGGTGGGGCAGTTGGGTTCCTGGGATGCCACCGCTCTTGAATTTTCCTTTAGTTTTCAGCTTAGCGAGGTATCACAATGACGGAGTTTTCGGAACTTAGCGCCCTGCTTGAGTCGGCGACGGTCTCGCTACAGCAATCCCTATCGCTTGAGGCGATCGCGCGTGAGTTTGAAGCGTTACCGCCCGCCGATCGGCTTGAAGCGTTTCGCCTATTGCTTGAGGATTGGCAGCGCAAACAAAACATGCTCATGGCCGTCATCGCTCGAGACCTTGGTGCTCACTTTCCCCGCTAACTGATGTTTGACCACCGTATTCAACCGGGCGAGACGATCGACGCGATCGCCCACCGCTATGGCATCGACTGGCGCGACCTCGCCGACCTGAACAACCTTGATCCACTCGACGACGTGCTACTTAACGGCGTCCTCGATGTTCCCACGGTCGAGGAGCTTCTCGCGCCCGCGACGCCGGTTTTCGCTCAGGTAAGAAATACCACCGCGCTGCTACAGCGAGCCGATGACCTGCTACCCGAATCCCTCAGTGGCTACACCGCCGAAGCCCTCGCCTTGGTGGGTGAGGTGAATGGCGCGATCGATACCGCCGAATCCACCGTCACCGAAATTCTGGGGCAGGCCGATCGCGTCCTGGGTGGCGGCGGAACCTATCAGGCGGTTGAGTGGCTACTCACCAAGGTGTCGCCCGATCGATCTCGGTTTGCCGGAGCTTTGGCGAAGGTTCAGGAGGTCTCAAGCTTGGTTAAGGCGATCGGGGTCGGCGGTGGCTAAGTAAGCCGCCGAGAATTTTGCTACGCTCAGGCTAGAGCGGAGGGCGTCCTCGCGTCCGTCAAATGACACACAAAGTCCTGGTTAGGTGTCAGCCCCTTACGGGTGCGGAACGGGCAGCTCTATCTATTTCGGGGTGTCCTAAATCAACCACATCGTCTTGGCTCAATGTAACATCCTCACACCCCGCGCGTGGCGTTGATTTTCGCCGATGGCGGCATTTTTTGCCGCCTTGCGAATGTTCCATTTCGCCACTACGATTGTTACATTGTTCCATCAATGTTACATCGCTCCCGTGTCCACCACTCCTGAACATATGCGAATCGCCGCCAAGATTTTGGCGGAGGGTGGGACGCTCAATAAAGCCGCCGATCGTTCCGGTGTCACGCGCCAGACGATCAGCCGGTGGAAGCGGGATTCAGAAGTTTTTAAAGAGCTTGTAGAGCATTACAAAAACGGATTAGCTGAGGCCGAAACCGAAGCTACTGCCGCGATCGTCCGGGCCGCGAAAGTTCGAGCCGAGGCGATCACCTCGGTGGCCGTCGCTCCCTTTGACGGTGAGAGCGAATACCGCAAGCGGCTGAAAGGATCGGAACTCGCCTGGTACGACACGATCCGTCAGATCGGCATGAGCGAAGCCCTCCGCGATAGCGCGGTCACGCTGTTCGCGAAACTGTCGCACCAAATGACGGAGCCGGATACGAATAAGCGCTTCTTTCAGGACGTGATCGAGCTGGCGGCGGAGTATGTCGCCCAGGAGGATACCCCGTACACCTCGGATCACGTTGAGCAGCTACAGGCTCGCCTCGCACCGTCGCCCGCTGAGCTGGCAAACGGACTTGACCGGATCAACAAAGTTTATAAGCAAAGCCTCGCCCTGGTTCATGGGGAGCGCCTGCAAACACAGCAAAAGGTGCTGCTCGGGATTGTCCAGCAGGTTTTGTCGGGGGCGTACAATGTGCCGCAGCTCCAGCAAATCTGTCGGGCGGCGATGGTAGACTTTGCGGAAGCTGCCGGAAACATTGAGGCGATCGCCGAGCGGGGATAAAGATGAATGCGTAAGACGTTCCTCGATGTGACGCTTGAACATTTACTCTGTGACGAGGAAACGCCGGAATCATACCCCGATCGCGATCGCAGCCTTTACGAATTCATCGCCGGGAACGGTCAGGGTTCTGGCGCGTGGAAAGTCATTGAGCCGGGTCGATCGTTCGTCGCTAACTGGCATCTCGAGGCGATCTGCGAATACCTCGAGGCGCTGTACCGTGGCGAGATCCGACGGTTGGTGATCAACATCCCGCCCGGCCACATGAAGTCACTGTCGGCCACGGTATTCTTCCCCGCTTGGATTTGGGGCTATCGTGACCCGTCGTTTCGGGCGATTTTCAGTAGCTACAGCCAGACCCTCTCAATCCGTGATTCGCTGCGCTGTCGCCGGATCATCCAGTCGCCGTGGTTTGCCAACAATGCGGTTTACCCTGTGGCGCTGTCCGAGGATCAAAATGCCAAACAAAAATTTGAGAACAGCCGGACGGGGTTTCGATTGGCCACCAGTACCGGCGGCCTTGGGACGGGCGAGCGGGCGGATCTGATTTGCGTAGATGACCCGCTGAAGGTGAGCGACGCGGAGAGCGATCGCGCCCGCGAGAATGTCCTCGAGTGGTGGACGGGGGAAATGTCGAGCCGTGGTAGCGATCCAAAAACGGCGCGTTTTCTAACGATCATGCAGCGCACCCACGATCGCGATATTGCAGGCTGGGCGATCGATGCGGGCTATGACACCCTGATTCTGCCGTCGGAGTACACCCCGTCTGTTTCGGTGACGACCCGCCCGGAGCTGTTCCGTGATTCATGGCGATCGCGCTACGCCGCCGATGGCCTGCTGTGGCCGGAGCAGTTCCCGCGATCGGCATTGGCTGAACTTCGGGAAGCATTAGGGAGCTATGGTTACGCCGCCCAGTTTCAACAGTCACCCGTCCCGCGCGAGGGCGGCATGATCAAGGCGCAATGGTGGCAGCGCTACACGAATCCGCCCGAGGATTTTGATGCGATCGTCCTGAGCTGGGACACGGCGGTGAAGGCGGCGGAGCTTAATGACCCTTGGTGCTGCACGGTTTGGGGCGTAGCGGGTCGCGAGTACTATCTATTGCATTGCTATTGCGATCGCTACGAGTACCCGGATGGGAAACGATTGTTTTACAACCTGGCGGCGCAATGGCAACCGACCGCAATTCTGATCGAGGACAAAGGCTCAGGGCAATCGCTGATCCAGGAAGCCCGTCGCGATCGTGAGTTTCGGGGCAGCATCATTCCGGTTACCCCGTCGGGCGACAAGCAAATGCGGCTCGCGCGGGTAACGCCTATCGTGGAAGCTGGCCGGGTATTTTTGCCGGAGCGGGCGGACTGGGTCGCGGACTATGAAGCGGAACTGTCCCACTTCCCCAAGGGGGCGCATGACGATCGCGTCGATAGTTCATCTCAGTTCTGGGAATGGGCGAAGGATCGCTTTCACAAAAAACGCCGATCGCCAGGGCAGGTGTTTGGCGATCGGCGTCGGGGGTTGCGTGGTTTCTAGTGGGCTAGAACCTAGCGAAACAGGAGGGGCGTCGAGTCTTCCTTGATCGTCGCCATAGGCATAATCAGCGCAGATCGACCTGCAACCGATCGAGACTCAAGCAGCATTATTTGAACCTCGACAGACTCCCCCACGTGCTCAACCGTGGTTTGCCCCATCCAGACCCAGGACTCGCCGCCCCACTGAATCGCGGCTTTCAGCAAGGCCGTATTCCAGCAAGCCCGTTCCCCTTCGATATCTGTAGAAACGTAGCTGGCGGCTGGAATTGCAAACATCTTGCCGAGGCTGACGCCGTCGCGAGCCGCTCGTGAGTGCTGGAGAACTGTATTGGTCAAAATAGAAACTTCACTTCGCGCGGCTCCTGTCAGCTCGCATGAAGCCGGGTCGATTTTTTCAACCCCCGCGAACAAGGCAATCCCCTCGAATGCGTGAAGACATCGCTGAGGCGAGTTCTCGATCGAGAAGAGGTGGAGGATATCCTCCCCGATTTGATCGATCAGGTCGTAGGTTCGTGTTGCGCTCATCAGAAATTCACCTATTCCTCAATTAGTTTGTTTGTGTGCCGTCTTTAGGGCGGCGGCTCCCACCGAATCAAACCCGGCGCGTCGGAAACTTAATCCCGAGATCCGGCGTGGCGCTTTGTGTTTGGGGTTGTCGGGTTCGATTTGCCCTCGCTCGCGTGACCAACTGTTGAAGCATCCAGGATTAATTCGCATGGGCCGGTCGATCGCCACTCTTTTAGAGTTTCCTCCCACGAAAACCCCTGAGCATTTAGCAGCATTTTCAATGTTTGTATCTCCCCAGGTGAGAGAGCGACATAGTTAGAAAGCAGCCCGTCAACCTTGGCAGGGGAGACGCTGAATGTTGGGCAATATCGCTCAATTAGTGCAACCGCTTCGGCGGGGACGTTGAGTATTTGGGTGCAGCGGACACGCCCTTCCGCTTTCTTGAAAGTCGAAACAATCTTAATCGGCTTCATCTTTGGTTCATCCCTGGATATTCTTGCTAATGTTTACGATCCGCACAGAGGCCGTCTCTAGGGCTGCGATGTGGCTGCGGTATTGCGGAATCGTCATTCGTCCCGCAGCCACATCGCGATCGGCTTGCTTGAGGGACATGGTTTTTGCTCCGGGGATCATCACACCATCAATGACTTGTCTGGGGATTACGTCGTCATCGCAGCACCACAGGTTTGAGCCTTCGGAAAGAACTCGCTGACCGTGAACGATCTCGAAGCGGCAGATATATTCGTAGCGATATTCGCGATTCGATTTATTGCACATAATTAGCGATCCGTCGGACGTTTTTTCCATAGCAGGTCGATCGCGGCAGAAAAACTCATGACCTGATCGGCTAAGTCCTCCCAACCATCCACTCCCCGACGCTGGGGGACATACCGCTCTCCGGTGACCGGATTAGCACGATCAATATCCTCGAACAGCCGACCGACGGGGCTAGGTCGCCCAGCCCAATAGAGATAGCCCGTGCTGGTCAGGCGAAACTGATCGTCCTGCTGGTTAAGGCTCCGCACGAGGGCGCGATTGTTTTCCAGCTCCACACTCGCGGCGTCCATCAAGGCGTTAATCAATTCTCCATAAAGCATTAGGCGATACCTCCGGATTTGCTGGCCAAAGATGCGTGTATCACCACCACATCGGCAGCGCGTTCTAGGATTCGCAGGGTCTCGATCGTGTCCCACGGCCCCTGGCGAAGAGTCGCGTCAGCAAGGGCAATGGGAGCCAGCCCCTCGCTTTCGTCGGCAAAATCCGCAGCCTCTAGCAGGTCTTGCCACTCTGGGCAGCACAGCAAGGCGTCCACCTTTTCGCCAGTTGCTGTGCTTAGGTTTTGCAATGCGTTATAAGCCGCGCCAAACTTTGTCAGCAGGCTTGCTAGGTGCGGAGGCAACGTCCCCGCACCTAGCTGACGCATTAGCTTGTCGGCGGCGAACTGGTGCAGCCCTGCGCGATTGTGATAGCCAGGTAAAGGGGTCAGCAAAAAACCTTTGTTCATTGTCTCGGGGATTGAATCTTGTCTGTTTAAAGTATAGCGCCTATTTCGTGGGATGACAACCACAATCAGGCATGTTTTACTGAAATCAGTACTTCAGTAATCCAGCGAGCAAAAGTGGATCTAAACGTCACGGTGAATGACGCGGTGGTGCAGCGCAGCCTTGATCGGGCGCTGACGACGCTGGGGAATTTAACGCCAGTATTTGAGGAGTTCGGCGCGTGGCAAGACGGCGCGACGGACGATCTGTTTGAGTCGGAGTCCGACCCCTACGGCGATCGGTGGGCGGCGCTTAAAGATTCCACCCTGCGGCGAAAACAGCAGCGCGGCGAATTCTTAAAGACGCTTCAGGCGACGGGGCGAATGCGGGCGAGTACGGTCTCAAAGGCGATGAAGTCGGGCTACAAGCACGGCTTTACCGACCCGAAGGCCAGATTCCACGATCGCGCCCGTAAACCTGAACGCAAACGACAGCTGCTGCCGGACGAGGCTCGGGGTTTGCCCAAGGCGTCACAGCAGCAGCTAGAGAAAATTATTCGGCGGCGGATTGGCTAAAGGTTTTACCGCACGATCGGCACTTAAACCGCTGTCGCCCCGACCTGATGCCATACTTCAGGGTTTCCCGCGACCCGCACTTTAGACATGGTGGTGTGGCCGCTGGACGGCGAGGCTCTGGGGGAAGGTGATCCACGCCCCGCCGTCGGCGATCGCGCTCCAGGGCGGTCATCGGTCGATCGCCGATCGGAGGTCGGCCACGCTTGCCCCCGCCCCCGCGTTCCGTAAACCACCGCTTGCACTCAGGGCAATAATAGCGCTGGTGTCCGCTGGGTGAGAGGCCGCGCCGGTGTGGGCGCGAACAGGGGCAGTGAGGGCAGTGCATATTGGGGGATTACGGGGTAAACAATGCGAGGATTTCAGCCACAGCCTCAAGCTTGATCCGCTCGATTAGGTTGGTCATCTCACAGGTACTTTTTGAGCGGCAGGAAGCGGCGGACACCACTTGACGCTGTAGGCGACTGACGGCCTTATGCTCACCAAGAAAGGCGATCGCCGTCAATGTGTCCACCGAACAATCGAGCAAAGCTTCCGCTCGGATAACATCCCCGGCGTTCCAGCGAAGCCAGTGAGAGACATTCTTGCCGATCTTGCTGGGGGCTTGTCGCTTGTAGTCTTTGAGCGCTTTCTTCGCATCCTTGATGATGTCTTGTAGCGCTTTGACCTTGCCAGGGCGAGCTTCCCGGAGGTGGCAGAGGTAGGGCGTACGGGGTTTGGGGGCAAGAATTTGACTAACCATTTGGACTTCTCTTGTTGTTTGACTTGATTATAGCGCGTATTTCGTGAGATGACAACCGCACCCTAGAGAGACGCCTACAAGCGGGGTGGGGCGTGAAATGTCATAATTGAGGTCAACCTGAAATACTGAAGTACTGAGATACTGAAATACGGACATACGGACATGAACAAATCGGAACTCGTAGTGGAAGCAGCTAAGCGATCGGGGTTGACGCAGAAAGCTGTCGCCACGGCGCTGGATGCGCTGCTCGAAACGGTGCAAGAGGCCGTCGTGGCCGGTGACAGAGTCTCGGTGGCCGGATTCGGACTAATGGAACCCCGCCACCGGAAAGGGCGGGTGGGGCGCAACCCTCAAAACGGCGAGGTGATCGATATTCCTCCGGCGATCGTCCCCACCTTCAAGCCGGGAAAATTGTTCAAAGAACGGATGATCCGCACCAGCGTCTAGGGAAACCCAAACCGCCCCTCCCGATCAACACCCCCCCCCAAACCCATCGCAGTCCTCTTAAAGGAGCCGAAGCTGCGGTGGGTTTTGATCGTCGAGCCGACGGAGAAGTTCTTCGCGGTTCTGTGGCGTGGGCGGTTTGCCCCAGCCCGGATCGGTCAAGAATTCGCGGGTTCGCGGATCGTATGGTGCGCGTTCGGTCACGCCTTGATGGGTGCGATCGCGCATTTCGATCTTGGCGAACTCTCTGCCGGAACGCTCGCGCGGAATCATCCGACAACGACATCGATGACCGCTCGGAAGCCAGAACGGCGGATCGGCACTGGCGGGAAATATCCGCCCGTTTTGCGCTAGGTGGTGCGGTCGCGCTCGGGCGGGGTCGGGCGTGCGGTGTCGCCACTCCCACTCCGGATACGCCTCGATGATGTGCGGTTTTGTGTACTGGACATACTGACCGGCGGCGAAGGCTGATCGTAGATTGTTCTCAAACACCAGCGCCGCGCGGGTAGAAATCCCACCACGGGGAATCCACCCCGATTCGTCCACTAGTCGCTTAAATTCGGCTTTAAATTCGTCGAGGCTAATCCCCTCCGTTAGGATGCGTTCGGTGAGCGATCGCATCTGCTGAAGTAAGGCCGCGTTCGTCAATCCGCTGATATAAAACGCCTCATTATTGAATTGGCCGCGCAGCTCCGCCAGCCGATCGCCGGTCACGTCGATTTTGTTCGCGAACCAGCCGATCGCCTCGCTAAAGGGCAGATTGTACGGGTCATCGAGATCTGGATCGGCGAACGCGGCACGGGGTTCGGTGAGAAGTGTTGCCTCGTATTCAGAGGCCAATCGGATTGCAAGCATTGACTGAGCTAGCAGCTTTTGCAGGGCTTTCAGCTTCGCAACACGCATCAGCGGGTATAGCCCGTCCCGAACCTCGACGATCGTCTTCGCCCGATTCACTAAACCCAACACAGGGTTTAGCAGGGCGCGAAACTTTTTTGAGCCTTCTTTCACCGCTCGATCAAGCAGGCGCTCAAATCCCACCTCAGAGGCTTCGACCAGCTCAGCGCGGCGATCGGGTTCCGCAAACGCCGGGGAGCCCGTCGGCGGTGGCGTTTGCGGACTCTGACGCTCCCAGCCCGCTCCGAATTCCGCTTCGACCAATTCCACCGAGGGGCTGTATCCGAGGTCAAACAACAGCTTCCAGCGCTCAAGGACTTCTTTGCGATCGTCCTGACCTTCAAAATCGCGCCAAATTTCGGGATAGGCTGCGTCACCGAGCTTGTGGCGATTCAGTTCGATCAAGGTGGGGATAATTTGCCGATTGACCGCCTGATCATGCAAGAGGTCAGCATCGCTCTTGGCAATTTCAAGGCGCACGGTCTCGTCGCTCTGGGCTGGCGCACCGCTTAACCCCTGAGCGCTTCCGTAGTTGATATTTCCCAGGATGATCTCGGCGATCTCCGCATTGAACCAATGGGCGAGTGTCTCGTAAATCTCAGTCCCCGAGCCATTCATCCCAGTCAGCGTATCCACCTCAACGTTATCGGGGAGAATCCCATAGGAGCCGGAGTGAATCTGCTCGAGGAACGTCGCGGTCTGGCGCGACAGTAGCATCTCGTCGGCTTCGCTGAGATTCGGATCTTCTAAGATTTTGCCGATCAAGGTGGGGCCAGCAAATTTATCACAAAATGCGAGCCAGGATTTCAGCCCGCGACGTTTTAGCACCGTCGGCCAATATAGCCGCGCTCCCAGCCCAAACCCTCGCGGGTTATTCGTCCGTGACCCGAACGAAAGCACAACCATTTTTCCCGCAGGCAGTGGCTCGCCGTCGAACGGGCGATCAAGGGTGAGCATCCGCAATTCGTAACCAAAGTGATGATGTCGCGTCTCATCGCCGGTGGAACGCCGGAACACGAAGCGGGAGGGCAGGCGCGTTCGGATGTCCGTGATCACGTTCCAGCCCTCGATCGGCTCAAAAATCAACTCGCCCACCGCGTAGCCGCACAGTAGGGCATGGGGGAGCGCGGCGGCGCTATAGGTATCTAGTAGCCCCGACTGGGGGCGCAATTCTCCGGTGAGTAATACGTCGCGAACAAACTCAACAGCAGCGAGATCCTGCGATCGCGGATGACGCTGACCACGAGCAACGCCGGGGGCGATCTTGTACGGGCGATTAACTGTGCCGTTCACGCGAATTTGTAATGCCGCTGCAACGCGAGGATCTCGCTCCAGCCCCAGCAGGAAATCAACATCCTGCACGGCGGATACGGCGTCCGGGGAGTCGATCGCGATCGCGTGCAGTAGCTCACCCTCGTACGTCGGCAAACCTGAGGGCGACCACGCATGACGATCGGCACTAACTTCGTCTCGAAGCATAAAAAAAAGAGGGGTGCTGTACCCCTCCATTCAACCCTGTGCTATCCCCCCGCAGGCTTGCCGCTAGAACGGCGAATCAATTGGCGAGGGCGGCGGTGGAACCGGCGGTTGCCCCGGTTGTTGCTGGTATGATGGCTGCTGCTGATATTGCTGCGGTTGCGACTGCGGCTGATACGGTTGCTGGTATGGCGGCTGCTGCTGATATTGCTGCGGTTGCGACTGCGCGGGAGATGGGGCATCAGCTTTCTTGCCGAGGAATTGCACCGACTCCACAATCAGCGCGGGAGCCGATCGCTTCTGGCCATCCGGCTGCGTCCACTTCTGGATCTCAAGATGCCCCGAGATCGCACACTGCGAGCCTTTCCGTAGATAGTTCCCGATCAGCTCTCCCGTCTTTCCCCAGGCTTCACAGCGCACGAAGTCCGTCTCGTCACGTCCGTAGGGACGAGAGACTGCGATATCAAATGTCGTTTTCGCCTTGCCGGAGTCAAAATATCGAACCTCTGGGTCTGCCGCGAGACGGCCTATAGCTTGAAACTGAATTCCTTGCATTAGTGCTTTCTAACCTACTGACTTACTGAATTACTGAACAGACTGAGGGAGCGCGGGAGCTGACGCATCCTCGGGCAAGGCAACGGCCAAGCGAGAGTGGGCTGCTTGCTCGATCGCGTCCATGATGGGCTGCGCGATCGAGGAATGGACGGCCAGGTCTAGCAGCGACTTTTTGACTCGACCACGCCCCCCTCCGGCCTTAAATGCCGGAGTGCTAATCTCGCGATCCACTCGACCTAGCACCAGCGGCACGCCCTGGAGCGTCCCCACCGCCGCTTCGATCATCGTGAGGGTTTGGGACAGGTGCAGGATATCCCACTTACTGTGGGTCTCTAGCTCAAAAAAACCCAGGTGAGTTTTGAGCGCTGGAACGATCACCTGTAGCCGCGCCACGTAGCTGCAACCCTCACCCTTTCCTGGACAGTTCAGGCACGGCAGAGGCTCCCGGCTGTACTGGTCGCCCTCCAGGTGCAGATGCTGGGTTTCGCCGTCGCAGCGGCGAACGAGGGATTTTGAATTCCACTCTTCGCGCCACGCCGATAGATTCTCGTCTACCGATCGAAACGGTAGCATCACGCCGATTTTTTTCGGGTACAGCCCGCCATGAGCGGCATATGCAGCCTCCCATCCGGCTAAAACCTCTGGGTTGCCGGAAGCGATCCGAAACGTTGACAGATCTTGCCCTGGCTTAATCCCCGTCTTCGCTGCCCCCTTGCGGATTGTCCCGAGCTTGGACAGTCGGCCACCCTGATCTGTTAATCCGATGATCGGCATTTTTCCTTCTCCTTAAAACGCAAGCTAGAAATTGTCGAGGCTATCCATGACCTGCTTCCCGGCGATGAATCGCCGGATGATCGGGTCTTGGTGGTTCGCCTGGGCGGCCTCTTCGGCGATCGCCTCGTAGACGATCGTTTTCACAGTGAGGACACCATCAGCAACCTCTGCCTCAAAATCATCGCCAGGGCTCACCATCCGGGTCACCATCGCCGAAAACTCGGCAGACTCGTAGTTGCCGAGGTTGATTTTTCTTGAAAACTGAAGCGTAATTTTTTGGGGCGAATCGTCAAACATCAAAAATAACCTTATGTCCCGTTACTTGAATTATTTTTATACATAGGGCTAAAATAGTCAAGCACAGAACAACAAGATCGCGATGATTTCTTCACCTATTTGCCCTGCCCCCCTGCCTTCAACGCCCACCCTAGAGAACGTCCCGCCACTGTGGGAAATCCTCTATGGGGGCTGGATGACGGCCTGCGTCGGCGATTCGCTCGAGGGCGAATGGCAGGACATGGAGTGCTACTTTTTTGCGACGGATCAGGCCGAAGCGCTCCGGCTGGCGCAATCGCGTCCAGAGCTCCGGCGCGGGTACAAAATAATTCAGATCCAGCAGGTTCCCCGCTCCTGTGAGCTTGAGACGAGTTGGGAGGGCATCGAGTTTTAACCCAAAGAGTTCGACCCAAACAAAAACCCCTCGGGCGATTCATACCCGAGGGGTTTTTGTTATTCCGTACCGGATTGGCTGAGGCCGGATTGACTGAGGATCGGGGGCGGGTCTCCGGGCTGTCGTGGAAGCAGTAGGGAGTCCAAGATCGAGAGCCGTTGCTCTAGCCGATCGGCGATCTTCAGTAGCCGATCGCAACGTTGCGCGAGTTCAAGGCCGGAGACCTCTGACAGGCTGACTTCCACCGTGCTTAGCTGGAAGTCACACTCCTCACATTTTCGCAGCCGAAATGGGTACGCCGACCGGGCAGAGGTCAGCGCCCGCTTTCCGCAGGCGGGACATTGTAGTTTTTTTCCCATCTTGTTTTTAGATCTGATAATTACAAATTATCGGCATTACCGGCGACGACGGTCGGGGCTTCAACATCCAGATCGAGGATGGGGCGATCGTCCGACGGCTGGGGGATTCCGGACGATCGGAGGTTGGCGATCGCTCCAAAAACTGAGGCGATCGCGAACCAAGCAACGAAAACCACCGAGAGGGACAAAAACACCGTCGGGACTGGGGGGCGATAGGACATAAAAATGGGGCGTGAATCTTGTCAGCCCCCATTTTAACCCTATCAATGAGAATAATTCAATTATTTTCGGGATTTAATAGCCCGGCTGTCCGTAGGCCAGGTTCTTGAACTTCGTGTACTGTCCGTCAAACAGTAGCTTGACTGTGCCGGTGGGGCCATTGCGGTGCTTAGCGATGATCACCTCGGCGATGCCACGATCGGGTGTGTCGGGGTTGTAGTATTCGTCGCGGTACAGCATCAGGATTAGGTCGGCGTCCTGCTCCAGGGCTCCGCTGTCGCGCAAGTCGCTCATCATCGGACGTTTGTTGTTGCGCTCTTCCACTCGCCGCGATAGCTGGGAAAGCAGGATGACGGGGCAGTTCATTTCGCGGGCGAGCCCTTTTAGCTGGCGGCTGATCTGTGCCAGTTCCTGAACGCGGTTCGAGCCGTCGCCGCCCATGAGCTGAACGTAGTCAATCACGATCGCACCAAGCTGCCCCTTCTCAGCAGCGACCTGGCGGGCGGTTGAACTCATCTCGGTGACGGATGGATTGGGGCGATCGTCCGTATACAGGCTCGCCCCGCCGACAACCACCATCGCGTCGTAGAACTTTTGCATTTCAGCTTCCGTGAGTTTTCCCGACTTGAGGCTTGACCCGCTGATTTCGCCCTGCAATGAGATCTGGCGTTGCACAACCTCTTCTTTACTCATCTCCAGCGAAAAGACACACACGGGCTTGACTTCGCCGTGCTTGCCGATCGCGGTTTCGTAAGCAACCTGCATCGCCCAGCTTGTTTTACCCATCGAGGGGCGACCGGCTACCAGGACGAGGCTCCCGGCTTGTAGCCCCCCGGTGATGTTGTCAAAGTCATAAAATCCGGTGGGCAGGCCGGAGAGCTGGTCAGAATTCATTCGTTGCTCAATCTGTTCAAATACGTCGGTGACAACGTCATTGTTATACGCGCCGGTTTGGCTGGGGCGGGCACTACTGAGCGCGAAAATCTTTTGTTCCGCCTGTTCGGTGCAATCGGCGGTGGCGGCTGTCGTGTCAAAGCCGAGGGCGGTGATTTCGCGTCCGGCCTGGATGAGCTGGCGGCGATTAAACTTGTCGATCACCAGGGCTGCATACTGGTCAATATTGACGCTACTGACCGTGCGGTCAAGCAACTGAACTAGCCGCGCTTGGCCACCGATCGCCTCTAGCTCGCCGCGATCGCTGAGGGCGGTCGCCGTGCTGATGAGATCGACCGGCTGTCCTTGACTTTGCAGTTCGAGGGCGATCGCGTAGAGCTTGGCGTGGGCGCTGACGTAAAAGTGCGCTGGCTCCAGCTTCCCGGCGACGCGACCGATCGCGTTCGGATCGAGAAGCAGTCCGCCGAGGATGGCTTCCTCCGCCTGGATGTTCTGGGGCGGGAGCTGATCGGCGATCGCCTCAAAGTTTAGGGGCTGCGTTGCGTTCGTTGCGGTTTTCGTGGTGAGAGTCATGTTTTTTGCAAAGAGAATCCAGCCGATCGCAAATGAAGCGAAGACGCGATCGGTGGAGGTTAACGAATAGATGGGTCGAATTAGCTAGGCGTTCAGCGTCCGCGCGGCGATCGGGTGCGTTTTGCAGAGTGATTCGACAAAATCACCCAGGCCAGCATCGCGAGCCTCTGCCGCGAGTTCGCGCCATTTTGCGGTAGCAACTGCTCGAGCGTCACCTTTCAGAAAAGGGAGGTTCGCGGCTTTCGCGGCCAGGGTGACGCGGCTTTGCAGCGCGGAGAGCGGGTCGGACTCAGGGTCGGCAGTGGCGTCGTTTGCTCGTGAGGGCTCCGGGTGTGCTGCGGCCTGCATCGCACGAGCATTAGCAGCGCGACGGGCTTGCTCATTCAAAAAGCTATCCCAGTATTCAAGGATCGCCGTCCATTCGTTGCGCTCACGTGAAGAGAGCCACGCTTGCGGGGTGGTTTTGTCGCCCCACTCTTTCTTCTCAAATTCCGATCGCAGATAGTTCAAGAACTCAGGTTTAACGCCATGCCGCCCCCAGCGATTGCGCCACGCGGGGTACAGGTTGCGATCGCGGTAGTCGTGATACTGAACGGGGCTTCCGGCCTTCGTGGCTTCCTGGCTGTCAGCCACTTCATCCATTTCCTGCGCTGTCATCTCTCGATTACAGTTTGGCAGCGACCCTACGGGGGGCTCGGCGGGAAGCGCAGATGCAGCGGGGACGGGCTTGGGGGCTTCGGGGGCTGGAGGCTGCTCCGGGGTGAATGGCTCCTCAGCTTCGGTTACGCCAACGATCGAGCCATCGGCGGTGATCTCCACTTCGTATTCGGGCAAATCTTGCCGATCCTCGATCGGGTCATCCCAACCAAGAACCTGATCGATCGCCTCGGGGTAGATCGCTACGAACATCAAGTTCATCACTTCGCCGGACTTGAGGCGAACGTCCTGGAAGAACCGCTTCACCAGGGGAAGCTCTAGATGCGACTCCAGAGCGACAAAGGCTTTTCGGATCGTGTTATGGCTCCAGCCGGTCTTGCGGCAGAGCCAAGCATAGGAAACCTGGGGCAGGTTGAAACGAAAGCGCTTCGACAGGAATTCGCTCTGACCGCGAACCTCACTGCGCGGCTCCCACCATTCGCAAATCAGAGATAAGAGCCACGCCGCCACCTCGCCGGTGCGTTTCAGCTTTTCGCGTAGGATGCGTTGCCAGTGCAGCGGCACGATCGTCCCCCGTCGCTGTTTGCCCCGCAGGTATAAGAGAGCCGACTTACCGTACTCATCCAGCGGGAGGCGCTGACGCACATCTAGCACCTGACCGGCGGTCGCGGGGTACAGTGCCAGGGCTCTTGAATTTTTTTGCGATCCTGATGTTAGGCTGTTACAATACATTTCAGTATTTTTTTGTAAGGAAGAGGCGACCGGGCGGCTACCCGGTCGTCTTTTTTTTTGCGATCCTAATATACCCCTAGAGATCTGAATAATTCAAGAACAAGCTGACAAGGCGCTCATTTTGAGCGCTTTTTTTGTGTCCATCCCCAGCCTACCCCCTGATCCAAACTGAGGAGGGGGGTGATCCAAACTGAGGAGGGGGGTGATCCAAACTGAGGAGGCATACATATAACTACTTCCTTAATCTCTACGCCTAACTTCTTTCGGGATTTTTGTTTTTTGATTTTTCGGACAGAATCCAATCTCGAGAATCGGGGCTGATCACACGCAAAAAAAACGCCGCGCGTAAACGTGACGTTTAAACGTCGGGGCGTGATAGGATTAAAAGTTTTGTCAATCAGGGGGCGTCCGTTCTGTGGGGCGTGACACCCAGCAAATCCAGAGGATGAAGATCGCAACGCAGGCGGCGGCGGTGATCGGCGGGTAGAGGCGGAAACCCTGTAGGACGGCAAAAAGGGTCGCCGTTCCCCACACCTCGCCGACTCGTGTGTCTTGATCGATCCAAAGCTGAATCGACTGGACGCCCGCCCAGGCGATCGCGACGGTCAAGGCTGAGCCCCAGTCGCCTAGGCGGGCGGCGATCGTCGCGCCGATCGTGAGGACGGCGAAGCTGCGGATCATAGGGTTTCGGGCTCGGAGCTTTGGTCGTCGTCCCCGATCGCGCCGATCAAGCTGCGTCGGATGCCCGCTTCGATCTTGAGGCGATCGCGCCAGCCCTCAGGGAGGATGTCCCGCGATCGGGCTTCTGGTAGTAGGTGCTCAAAGCGGGTGTATTTCTGGTCGTAGTCGGGGCCGCGCAATAGCGTGATTTTGGCCATCACCGACCAGTGAAAAATTCCGTCGGCGTATTCCTTGAGTGACGTTTGGGCGATCGAAAACGGGATGTTGCTCATCACACCAGAGGCGACCGGGGCAAAGGCTCGGATCGCGCTTTTCACTGCGCCCAGGACTTCCAGGGACTTCCGATCCACCGCGAGATCCTGAAACTGGTCGATCGCGTCGGGGTCAACAAAGTCCGCCGTTAGTGCCTGCACCAAAATCCGAATGTCGTAGTACAGATCCTCACTCTCTTGATAGGGGGCGGGCTTTTTGAGGATGGACGTGGATCGGCTATGACCGACGTACACCGCAACCTCGATCGCGGGATTCGCCTGGTTGTCCATGTCTCCCTGTCCGGTGATGCCCAGCGCCTCGTCGAGGTATTGGGGCAATACTTCGGTGAGCTTCCAAATCAGTGCCGCCTGTAGGTCGGCTTCAAGGTGGTGTACCTGGGTCGGGGTTTCGGCGGGCATGGGATGAGATCAAATTCCGTCAGTGAACTCGTATAGTGTGGCGCACAGAGCAAAACGACACGCAAGCCTCGCGCCGGGCGCTGATCATGACAATGGGGGAAAGATGGAACTTTGACCTATGCCCGAAACAATCGCGTTAAACGCGCAATCACGACCGCCCGGAACGTACTTCCTCGAAAGTACGGAGGGCTATGTACCCACTGAAATCGCGAACCATTCGCGATCGTACGTGCTCCTTACCGGCACATCTGGCGATTACAACACCCCGATCCAGGTGACGGACACCGAAGATGCTGTCGGGAAGTTCGGCGTCTCAAGCTGGGCGAAAGCCTCGATCGCGATGCAGTTCGAGATCCATGCCACCGCGATCGTCTACGGTATTCGGGTCGCGACCTACCAAGAATTCGAGGTTGCTGTCACCACCGCGTCGATCGGGACTTACTCTGTTACGGTTAACGGCCAGACCGTCCAACTTGCCGCAGCAAGTGCTAGCTTGGGGGAAATCGTCTCGGGGCTGGTGGACGTGATCAACGATGCCGAGTCTCCACTAGCAGGTATCGTCGAGGCTCAGGATAGCGACGCGGATGCTGGCACGTTCCGGCTCCGCGCCGTGACCCTCGATCCCGTGACGGCAACCGTAGCGGCCAGCGCCGGTGCGATCGCAATCTCCGAGACGACGGGCAGCGACCCATCCCCCCGCGACTGGGTTTACGCCATTCAGAATTCCTTCGATATTGAGCGCCACCGTTCCGGCTTCATCTCAGCGCCGGAGGCATTCGCGACGCTCGATGATCCTGACGATCGCCTGACCGTAGGGACGGCGATGATCGATTTCGCGACAGATAATGATTGGTTTGCGCTGATCGATCCGGGGAACCCCGAAACCGCCGTCCGCAATGATATCGAGGCGGAACAGGACGGCCTGCGCTACACCTCTGTGTCGGGGCATTGCTCCTTCACGATTCCCTATGCTCGCGACCTGAGCGATCGCTGGGTCGTACCGTCTGCGATGAAAGTCGGCGTCGCGATGGCTCGATACGATCGCGAAGGTAGTCAAAGCGCTCCGGCGGGGCCCAAATACCCACTGCCGATCAAATCTCTCGCATTTGAGGTCAGCGCCAGCCGTCACGCCACGCTGAACAACGAAAGCAACATCAACGTGATTCGCTACAAGCGCAACAAAGGGTTTTTGATCCTGGGGCAGCGCACCCGCACCAGCAATGCCTTTTTCAGTAGCGAGCACGAGCGGATCATCTTCAATATCGTGATGGACACCCTGCGGACGGCCTACGAGGATCTGTACTTTGAGTCGGTTTCCGGTCGTAACGATCTATATCGACTAATTGAGCGCACCGGCTATGCGGCTCTATTTCGGATGTGGCAAGCGGGGATGCTGTGGGGAGCTTCGCCCGCTGAGGCATTTTTGCTGAAGTGCAGCCCCGAAAATAATCCCGACGTGGATCTTGAGAACAGCTTGCTTCGCCTAGACGTATGGGCTACCCCTCCCGCCGTCAACGAAAAGCTAATCGGGAACGTCCGCCGCGTCCCGATCGGCTATCTCCCCTTATCCGTGTAACCCGTAAGCTGCCATGACTCAAATCATCACCAACCCCATCTCCCAGGCTTCCTGCTCGATCGAGCTTGAGGGATTCGACTACTACTTCACCTCCTTTTCGGGAATCAAGGTCTCCAAAAAAACAACCACCTACCCGATCGGCGAGGCGGGCGGCGAGGAGTACGAAATCCCCACAGGCGGCATTAAGCGCGAACCGTTCGAGCTTAAAAAACCCTGCCAGGTTCCCGACTGGGAGCTATTCGAGGCGCTTAAGGATAGCTGCCTCACCCCGCGCGTCCTCGACCTGACCATCTACGAGGTGTGCCCGGACAAACCGCTTTACACCCTACGGTTTTCCGGGTGCTACTGCCTTGAGCTCGAGGGCTTTGAGTTTGACCTCTCTAGCGAAGACCTGGTCGAGCAAACCTACAAGTTCGCGTGGCAGTCAGTCGAAAGAGTCTAGCCTCGCGCCCGCGCAGCACACCAACACCCTCCCCAAAAGCTGAGCCTCACCCGCTCAGCTTTTTGTTTTTGATAGAATAATTTGAATTATTTTCATAAATAGGGGTAAAATAGAGGGGTATTATCGCAGGGCTTTACAGGAAGTCTGTCTGATGAATTGTTTTTTTGCACTTGATTTTATGTCGGTCGGAGGGCCCCGTGATTGTTGCTGTTAGAACCGACCGCCCTGCCCGTCGAGCGGTTCCGTGCCAGAGCTGCGCGTTTTACCGGGTTCAGGGCAACCGCTGTGCTCTAGATGCGGGCGATAACCCGGAGACGTGCCGCGAGCTGGCCGAGGCGATCGATCAGTTCTCAATCCGCCGATCACGGGAATTGCAGGAGGGGAATGATGGCTCTCGATCGAGTTGAGCACGACTACTACCCCACGCCGCCCCGCCTCACTCACGCGCTGATCGATCAGTGTCACATGCGCTTGGTTCGTCTGGGACAAGTTCTGGAGCTGGAGCGAGATCGGCGTTCAGTGCCCGTTTGCCTTCCTGACGAATGGCAGTGTCCAGCAGCTCTGTTTGGTTTCATGACAACGCCTTTCTTTCTCGCCTTGATTAGCTTCTCCGCAGTGCTAATCAACCCCTCTAGCCTCACGTCAGAGGCGATACGACTTGCTGCTGTGGACGCGCGGCTCATCCAGGCCGTCCGCACGAGCGCTACCGACGAAGACCCGGACGCGCAATGCGAATGGCTTGGGGTCTGCCCTAAATCAGCTTGGTGATATGACCTCAGAAATCAAAGATCTGATCGAGCAGCGATCGCGTACCGGCGAGGTGGTCAAGCGCGGCCACCCATTCTTAGGCGGCAATCAAACCTGGATTGTTCGTCTCACCGACGGGGAAGGGAACCCCCGATTTATGTATCCCGAAGAGTTAACACCAATCAAAAATTAAAAACCATGGGTAATTTCCTTGGACGGCGCTTTATCCCTGCGTCCAGACTTCACAACTTCCCGGCTACGGGCGCAACTCACTGGTCAACGCTGGAGGCCATCCAGCGGGAGATTCGCGATCGGCGCACCGAGGCGCTAAACCGAATCTCAATCAAAGAACTGCGTCTCGCCACAAATTCCGGGCGAAATAAACTCCTAGTTGAGCGGGTCAAAGACCTGCTGGGTTCAGGGCTGCTGATTGAAGCAAATCCTCGGGTTAAAGATCCCAAAGTTCGTTTATTTCGTTTGACCCCGAAAGGTGCTGCGATCTCGAGTGCAGAAGAGCTTGACGTCGCTTTCCGCCAAGCTCGCGGGGAGGTTGCGTAATGTTTGTTGAGCTAAAGCAGCGGCCTGATGAGTGGCCGGTTGGCGCGATCGTGGAACCGAAGCGATTTCGGGGCGGGTGGAACTCAGTTTGGGTGATCGCTCAATCAAGCGTCACCCTCACCTGCATCCGCCTCTACGGATTGGAACTCACCGACCGATCCGAAGTAGCGGACTTCCTTCCTGACGAGGTTGAGCTGGTGGAGCCTGAATATAAGCCTCTCGGCGATGTGGATTGGGCTGTGGAGGTACTGAAACGATCGGCGCTACAGCAGCAATCCTGCCGGAATTGCCGGTGGCATTCGGGCGGGGTGTGTGAAGTGCCGGAGGACGTAGACCCGCTCGATATGGTCTCTTCGACCATACAGGCGTATTTTGACCCGTTTGACGATATCGACCCTGACGAGTTGGGGCGGCTCTGCCCTCAGTGGAGCCTGTCGCTGGATGATCCGGAGTCGTTGCCGGGTCAGATGTCCATTATGGATTTGCTGAGTTCTACNNGTCTCAGCAATTAATCGAGGCTCAATTAAGCACTTACATTGCTGAGTGCAAGCAAGATGAAAGCAACTAGTATCTATTGCCTAAAAATCCGGTTCTGCCGGGATTGGTTTTCTATAATCCCTGGACACAACCGGCTCGTCGGGTACTTCCACTGGCTTGGATTTCAGGTTTGGTGGGAGGTTGAGCGATGAGACTTGCCACTGTATGTACCGGCATCGGAGCGCCTGACCTCGCTGCACGTCGCTTGGGTTGGGAGCCTGTCTTTACCAGTGAGATCGATCGGCACGCCTGCGCGGTGTTGGCCGATCGCTTTCCTGGTGTCCCCAACCTTGGTGACATGACCAAACTTGATGGAGCGAAATATCGTGGCGCAGTTGACGTTTTTGTTGGGGGAACACCTTGCCAAGGCTTCTCCGCAGCCGGAAAACGCGGTGGATTGGATGACGACCGATCGCGACTTGCCCTCCGATTTGTTGAGTTGGTTGCAGAAATGCGCCCCCGCTACTTCGTCTGGGAAAACGTCCCCGGAGTTTTTAGCAGCGGAAACGGACGCGACCTTAAAACATTTTTGGGACTGCTCACTGGACGGCGTATCGGTGGCGGTCAGCTCCGAAATTCTGGAGTCATTGTCGGAGCCGGTAACGCCTACAGCGTCGCATGGCGAGTGCTTGATGCTCAATACTTCGGAGTTCCACAGCGACGCCGCCGTGTGTTTGTTGTCGGACATTCTGATTGGAGAAGTGCCGCCCAAGTACTATTTGAGCCCGAGAGCTTGCAGTGGCATCCTGCGCCGTGCCGAAAAGCGAAACAAGCCGATCATGCCGTGGCTGAAAGCGGCGTTGCAGTCCCAATCCATGACAAAGCCACCCGACACTCAGGCGGCGGCAATACCCGAAACAATGACGGATCGGCCAACGGCTTAGGGATTGGCAAGATTGGCGACCCATCGCCAACCCTAACGGCGGGAGATCGTCATGCGGTGTGTATCCAGCAAGACAACGACGGGGAGCTTCGCTGTAATGGTTCCACTCGTGGAACCATTACCCACCGATACGGCGGGGTCGGGAATACCAGACCGCTAATCGCTTTCTCATCCAAAGACTACGGCGCTGATGCCACCGTCGAATGCTCCCCTACCCTGCGATCGGGCGAGTTTGACACGTCCCGAGCAAACGCCGGATGCCCGCCCGCTGTGGCGTTTATGGCGAATGATAGCGGCAGAGATCTTGGGGTTGAGGTCTCACCCACCCTCAGATCCGGATCTCACGGCGGGATAGATCCCGCCGTGACCGGCAGCGTCATCCGCCGCCTAACTCCAGTCGAATGCGAACGCCTACAGGGCTTCCCGGACGATTGGACTCAGGTGGAATATCGCGGTAAACCGATGGCCGACGGGCCACGGTACAAGATGTGCGGCAATTCGATCGCCGTGCCAGTCATTCACTGGATTCTTGACCGGATTCAATGCGTTGGCAGTGACTGAGCTGCTGACTGACTCGAAAAACTTTCAACAATTATCACCATGCAAATTCCTCTGCTTCATCCGGAATCATTCGAGTCCTACGATATGGACGCCGCGATCGACGAAGCGCTCCAGGCGGTTGAGGATGCATTGCAAACTCGCTTTTCTTCCTTTGATGGAACGATGAGCTGGGAGCGCGATATTGATAGCTTTCCTCTACCTGTCTGGAGCCTGACCTTTCGTGTCTTTACGACTGCTCGGATCGGGGATGAATATCTATCCCGAGTGATCGGCTCAACAGCGCCCCACTCATTCGACTCGCTAAAACTACAGGCAACCCAAAAGCATTTATCTCGACAGGAGTTTGTTCGCAGCGTAGAAATCTCGGTCTACACTCTCGCTGAAGACGTTTGCTGGAACTTGCTGCAACAAACTAAGCCCCTGCTTAACTAGCCCCACCCCTCGCCGACAGCTCAAATCCATGACCATCCCCTGCCCTCACTGCGGACATGCACGATCGTTCGTCACCCAGAGTCGCCACCGATCAGGAGAACGTAACCGTCGCCGAAAGTGCAAACAATGCGGGAGAACATTCGGGACGATCGAGATATCCCAGGCTTACTACGACTACCTGAAGATCGCGTCCGAAGCCCCCACCCCGCAAATCGTCTTTCCTCAAGAAGTCGAGGTTCGTCCCCACCGGACGCCCAAACAAAAACAAAAAAGCCTCACCCAAAAGGTTAAGGTTCGCCCCAGCCGGACACCCAAACTCACCCCGCAACAAAAAAGCCTTGCACGCGAATTCCCTGGGTACTGGACGCTGTACAAAGACCTGTACGGCCAGAGCGAATCCAATGTGTCTAAGCCGGAAATCCTCTCCGGACTGATCACGATGGGGCTCGCCCGCCGGGTGCGGGAGAGAACCGCCCGATCGTGCCGCTGGGTCGTCAAGACCGACCGGCTATCCCGAGATGAATTCTGGCGAACCATTCAGCGCTACTTAGATGGGGGCATCGCCAGCTAGCCCCACCCAAAAACGCCCGACGCAGCATTTGCGGGGGCGTTTTTGTTTGACCAGAACGAGAGGCAAGCCTTTATCTGTCCCTACTGGGGGGACACTATGGCCATTGTTTACCCCGTAGTGTTCGCATGGCCGCACGTCTCAAGCAAACAGAAATCGCCGACACCACGCCCGACCCGGCGAACGATCGCGCAGGTCAGTTCTCTGAGCTAGAAGAAGTCCCGCTCGTCAATGGGCAAAATGGCGAGCGGATCGGAACCTGCTACAAGACCACCAACGGTATTAACCGTACCGGAATCCTCCCGATGTCCGGCGTGACCTACACCCTCCGCCCCAAGAAAGTCAAAGACACCCTTGAAATCGAGAAAGCGATGGGCGGCAGCGAGGCCATGATGTCCCGGATCATGGAACAAACCGCGCGGGTGTTGTCCCGCACCGTAATCGGCTGGGACGATCAGCCGAACGTCACCAAGTCGCAGCTAGACGACCTCTATGATGAAGATTTTGAACACCTAATGCTGGTCATCGCCTCCTTTCGCAGCGCGGGACAGCAGCGGTAGGATACTGGTGCATACAACCGAATCAATCCTGTCTCAGATCTACGCGATGTGCGATGGCTCATTCAGCAATGTGCAATTTTTCCTAGATCTCTACGAAGATGACTTCGCGATGTACTGGTCGATCCACGAGCAGGCGATCAAATATCAGCAAAAATATATAGAAGCTCAACGTCAAAAGCGAAAATAATTTAAAGGCTTCATAGCGATAATACTGGTAGGCTAAAAGCAGCCCGCTGGAGACACAGTTATGCAGCAAAAAACCTCGCGCGATGCTCGATTGCACGAAGCGCTATATCGGATAATCAGTTACTTCCTCACCCCGTTGCGGGATGGTGGGCGAGGTTATCGTAAGAGCGATTTGGTACGCGAGACCAGCGTTTCGCGTACGGAGTTGGATCGGCTGTTGCGCCGTGAACGGGGTATCCCCGGAGACGGAACTAAGGACGGATTGGCGATCGCGCTGGGGCAACCCCCCGAAAGCTTTCGTGTCAACCTGGAAGCGTTCGCCGATGGGTTGATCGAATTCTCCGATCTTGCCCCAGAGGTGGCGGCGCTGTTCCCGGAGCCGTTCGAGTCGGTACAAACCAAAACGACGGCTGCGGTACTGAAGCTCCTGCCGCTCCTCCCCGAGCCTGACCTTGCTTTTATCTCGGCGGAAGCGAGCCAGATTTTGGCGCGAGCCCATGAGGTGCGCGGCCTTGATACCGTCGCCGCTCGCACGCTCGCAGCCTTGGGTGAGGAGATCTTCATGGAGACGTTTGGCTTTCAGCCGGAGCAGGTTGAGGATATTAAGGCGGGACGAATCCCTGAAAAACTCACCAGACGCCAAGCCGTGACGCTGTTCGCCGATCGCCCGATAGTAGACCCTGACACCCTCCCTGATTGAATATTGATCCACAAACGAATACGAACAAAAAACCGCCGATGCGACGACTGATCACACCGGCGGTTTTTGTCTTTCAGGCGAACTTAAGCGACCCCGACGAGCCCCTGAATTTCGGTGATCGACTGAAGCTCGATTAGTGCATTGGCCACCTCTTCCTCTCCCCGGCAAAGCTTCAGCACGATATTCAGGGTGTCAAGCTTTTGCAGGATCATCGCTAGATTTGGCTTGAAGTCGAACTCGCGCGGCTCCATATCAAGCGTGTCGCAGATCTCGTGAAACCGGGTTATCGACATTGTGCCACGCACGGCATAATTTCGGAATGCGGTTGAGGCGACGCCCGTGGCATCACCTAGCTCCCGCTCGCAGCCGCGAATCGCGAGCCGAAAGCTCAGGCAATCGATCGACCCGTAGGTCTCTCGATTGTCCACGATCCGAATGCGCTTCACGAAGCTCAGCCGGTCTCGGGGATTGGGGCTGTCGTTGTTATCAGGATCGATAAACGTCATGTTTGTATGCCTCCGCTAAACGGAAGAGAAAGAATCTTGTTGTGGGTTTATCTTACCTCTTAGACTTTAATAATTCAAATTATTTTTTTGCTTTGCTGAGCTGCTGAAGTGCTGATGTCAGTAAGAGATTCGGGCTGTGCGACTTTGTGCCGGATTTGTGGGACACTAGCCGAATTGTTGCCAGTAGGTTGGTGGCTTCGCTGTGATTATTGCGTTCGTAAATCAAAAAGGTGGTGTTGGAAAAAGTACGGCGGCGCTGCACTACGTGGCGTGGTGTCACTCGATGGGGTGTCGGACGCGGCTGGTAGATGCGGACGCCCAGGGGTCGTCTTCGGGTTGGTGTCGTGATTTGCCGGAGGATATTCCCCATGAGTCGATCGCCCGAGCTGAACAGTTGATCGACCGGCTGTCGGAGCTGAGGGATGAAGGCGCAGAGCGTGTGGTGGTCGATGCTCCGGCGGGGTTGGCGGAAGAAACCCGCGCGATCCTGTTCCTGGCGGATTTGGCGATCATTCCCATTCAGCCCAGCGGCCTCGATCTGCGCTCTAGTAGTGAAGCGTTTCGGATTGTGCGTCAAGCGCGAAAAGTTCGTCAGGGTGCACCGATCGCGAGATCGTTTCTGTCCCGCGCCGATCCGGGAACCAAGCTCGCGGCGGAGGCGGTGGCCGCGCTTGATCAGGTGGAGGATATCCCTCGCCTGGCCGCGATCGTCCATCAGCGGACGGCGATCGCCGACGCCAGCGTCCAGCGCTGCACGATCGCTGATCGTCGCCCCCGCGACCCTCGAGCCGAACAGGAAATGCAGGCTTTGTGCCGAGAGATTGATCAGATTGTCGCGAGCTTTAAACGTGACGTTTAAACTTAGTTGCCTTTCCGGGAGACCCCCTTATGTCCACGAACCCACCCCGCCGAACCTTGGACTCTGATGCGCGGTCGTTTATTTTTGACGCGCAGTCGGATCAAGTGAGCCTGGATGCGAGCCGGTTGCGCGATCGCCTAGAGCGGCCAGGGCGCACCGCGCGGGAACGCCTGACGGTGGATCTGGATGCGGATATTGCCGATCAGCTGTCTGTGGTGTGCGCGAAACTTCGCTGCACAAAATCGGATTTTGTGCGTGAGGTGATAGCGGAAGCTTTACGGGCGCTAGATCTTTGATACTATAAGAAAGGAATAATTCAGGAGCAGAGACGCCTCGTTATGACGATCAAACAAGCGATCAAGCCATCGTCAGACGTACTTGTGGCGCAATGGCTAAAGAAACGATCACCGAGAACGGTGCGTGCTTACGAGCACGATTTGGCGCTGTTTGCCGAGTACTGTTCGGAGCGCAATAAAGATTTGCTGGGCGTTGATTCGGAGCTGGTGGCGACCTATGCCGCCGACTTGCGAAACGCGCGATCGGCGAACCGTGGCGCTGCGTTCCTGAAGTGGCCGACAATCCGGCGGCGATTGCGATCGGTACGATCGTTTTATCGCTGGGCGGCTGAAAATGGGCATATCGCCGCCGATCCCTCGATTAATATCGTCGTTCCACACAAAGATCCTCGCGGCAAGGGTGGCATCACCTTTGAGGAAGCGGTGAACGCCGCGCAGCGCGACGAGAGAGCGAAAGCGATTCTACGCATTTTGCACTCGTCTAGCCTGACGATGGAGCAGTTAGGGGGGGCTCGGTGGTGCGACTTTTTCCTGCACCCCGATCGGGGGATTTGCCTACGACTCACTCCGTCAGTGGAATCCTGGGAGGACGTAGTTTCCATCAGTGAGCAGACTTGGGAGCTGCTGACACAGTGGCGTTTCCAGAATCGGCCACACTATAATGACTTTGTCTTCTCAGGTGGCTCCGACGCTTTGCAACTATTGCTGCGAGAAGCTTCTGGGGTGGCTTAGTCGATCTCCGCAACCTTCCCTTCTAAAGAAAAAACACCGACAGACCTTCGTGTCCTCGGTGTTTTTTGTTAAACAACAAGATCCGTTCTCGCTTCGCTTCACTAAAACGCCGCTGGTTAGATCCTGTCTACTTTATACCACGTGTAAGAGATGCCTGAAATTGCCGTCCAGCTTGAGATCCGGTATCTTCCTCTCTCGACTCTGACTGGGTACTTTTTGGAGCGGAACGGGAAGCTTCACGACCTTGAGGCGATCGCGGCGTCAATTCGGCGCTATGGGTTTCGTGATCCGTTGGCGATCGACGCGGCGCTAAATGAGGGGCGGGGGGGCATCGTTGAGGGGAATGGTCGCCTTGAGGCTTTGCAGTGGTTGCAAGCTAACGGTGAAGCCGCGCCACGCTGGGTGGTGGAGGTTGAGGGGGATTGGTGTGTGCCGGTGGTGGTGGGCGGCGATAGCGGGACGGAGTCGGAGGGGTTGGCCTACGCGATCGATCACAATCTTTCGACGCTGCTTGGGTCGGGTTTGGGGCTGTCGGACATGGTGGCGCTGTACGATCGCGAAACGCTACTCACGACGCTGGACGATCTGGCTCTACTGCCGCTGACCATTTCTGAGGATGATTTGCCGGACTTGCGCCTTGAGCCGGAGCTACAGCCGGTCGATGAAGATTGCGACTTGGGCGCGATGGGGGATAGCCGATCGGCGCTGGGTGAGGTGTGGCAGCTAGGCCGCCATTTTCTGATCTGTGGGGATAGCTGCGATCCGCAGACGCTTTCCCGGCTGCAACAGGCCGCAGACGTGGGCTCGGTGGACTTGCTGCTAACCGATCCGCCCTACAACGTGGGCTACACCGGCAAGACGGATGAAGCGCTGACGATCGAGAATGATTCGATGGAGTCAGCGCAGTTTGAGGAGTTTCTGATCGCGGCCTTCACGAACGCGGATCGGCTGTTGCGTCCCGGCGGCGTGTTTTATATCTGGCACGCGGACACGATGGGTTCACCGTTCCGTCGCGCTTGCACCGAGGCGGGCTGGCAGCTTCGGCAGTGCTTGATTTGGGTTAAGCAGTCCTTTGTGATGGGGCGACAGGATTATCACTGGCAGCACGAACCTTGCCTGTACGGATGGAAGGACGGGGCAGGGCATCTGTGGAACGGCGATCGCAGCCAGTCCACCGTCCTGGAGTTCGATCGCCCGACGCGCAACGCCGAGCATCCGACGATGAAACCAGTGGAGCTGCTGGCCTATCAAATTGCAAACTCAACGCGACCGGGCGGTGTCGTTCTTGATCCGTTCCTCGGCTCCGGCTCGACTTTGATTGCTTGCGAAGAGCGCGATCGCACCTGTATCGGCGTTGAGCTATCGCCTCAGTATTGCGATGTGATCCTGTCTCGCTGGGAGGCGTTCACCGGGGAAACGGCGGTGCGTCTCGCCTGATTCGCCTCTAAACCTCCCGCCACTCGTAGACAAGAATCACGCCCCCATTGACGGACGATTCAGGATTGGCGAGCTGGATTTTCACCTCTTGCCCCGGATTGAGGGGCAAGATTTTCTCGTGAAGGTCAGGAATGATCCGCCCGTGGGGCAGGCGGTGGCGTGCTGGTGGTAGTGGTGTCGTTCCGTCGGTGGTAAAACGAGCCTGACCACCTTGGGGCTGGAGTAACACCGATCGTGCTTGTCGGGGTGGAGTCAGCGTCCGGGTTCGGGGGACAAGTGCCACCACCTGCAACTCCCCGATCGCGCTCATCTCTTCGATCTCGGGGAACAGGTTCGCGAGCTTGAAGCGGCCACCGGAATGGTGTTCGAGGACATCGGCGATCGCGATCGCGCGATTGAATGATAATGCTGCTTTCCCGTTGATTAGACGAGAGAAATTAGGGCCACCGGGGAGCGTTTCCCCGCGCTTCCGAAGTAGTGCCAGCGTCTCTTCGTGTAGCCAGCGTTTCGGGCGTCCTAGTTCGTTCAGCGCCGCGATAACCTCCGTGCATGGGCGCTGGATTTTGTCGGTCTGGGTGAATCGGGACATGTGCACCTCCTTAGATTTGCGTTGCTTGCCTTATTTTTGCAATCCCAGATCACGAGATACGCGGGGTTTCGCCTCCGGGAGCCTAAGTTTTAATCATAATTTGAATTATTAGGCACGGCTGGTTATCCCGTGGACGCACGCACGCCCGATCGTGAGATCCCCCGTCCCGCGTCAGGATTGAGCGATCGCCTTGCTCCGGCGAAAAACCGTGATTAGGAGCCAAAGGCAAGCCGTTGATAAGCAAGAAGTGAGCGTCTCGATGACGGCGATTGTGGGCGAAACGGGAGGCAAGCCTTGGGCGGATCGCCTTGACTCACAATTGCGGCAGAGCAATCAAACCGGCCTATGAGCAGCAAACCAGCGCCTCTCCGAATTGAGGTATTCCGTCCGGGCTCCTATCGCAGTGTCGATGGGCGTACGTACGAATACACGAACGATCGGATTGATCGGGCGATCAAAAACTTCGACCCGAAAAAGTTTCGCCCTCCGGCGATCGTCACCCCGGCGATGGATCACAACCACGCGCCCTACGATGAGCGCGAGTTGCATCGCACCCCGTTAGCCCACGGCGTCCCGAGCAAAATCGAGCGCGACGGCGATCGGGTGTACGCCACGTTCGAGAAGTACACGCCACACTTTGCTGAGTGGATTGAACAGGGGCGAATCCCCGGCATCAGCACGGCGTTTTATCTCGAGAACGATCCGGGCAACCCGAATCCGGGCGAGCCGACGTTTAAGCACTTCGCAGGCGTTTTGTTCCCCAGTGTGAAGGGGATGGCGATGCCTGGGTTTAGTGAGCCGTCGGCGGTTCCTTCAGCCTCTGCGCTGATCGATGCCGGGGCGGAGGAGCTGACCGATGATCAGGCCGCCGCGTTTAGCGAGGTGGCAACCGAGACGATCGTCGATTCGCTGTACCGCCTGCGGGATTGGTTGCTGGAATCGGAAAGCCGCGAGACGGCTGAGGCTCTACTGCCCCTGGATTCTTTACGCTTGGCCTCTGAGTCGTTGCTCACGGATCGCAATCGCCGCGACGCAGATTTTGAGGCGGTGTGGCAGGCGATCGGAATGCTGTCCCGTCGGCTGAATGATCAGCCGGAGCCGGTGGCATTCTCAGAGCCGACCATGCCGGAAGACGCGATCGCTCCTGTCGCTCCCCTCGACCCCATTGACCCTACACCTGACATGACTAACCCCACCCCGACGCCCGTGGTAGAGCCGACCGAATCTGCCACCCCGACCGCGCCCGACGTTGCGGCGTTTTCTGAAATTCAAGACCGTGCGGCCACGTTGGAAAAAGAAAACGAAGCCCTGCGTCAGCGCCTCGCGGAGCTGGAGCGCGATCGCGTTCGAGCTGAGGTAGCGGCCTTCTGTGAACCGTTGCCGGACGATCTAAAGCAGCCGGTCACCCTGGGCGAGAAGTCTGTGGCGCTCGCGGAATTTGCGGAAGCGCTACCGGAAACCGATCGCGCTTTCCTGCGTGAGTGGATCGGACAAATCCGTGAGGCGATCGCGCAGCCCGATCCCAAGCCCGAACCCGAACCGACCCCGGCGGCCCCGAGCGCGATGTTTTCGGAAGTGACCGGCGATGCCAGCCGTCCGATCGCGTCCGGCTCCGCGCAAACCCCGATGTTTAGCGAGTACGACGCAGACTCTCAAGCCTACGCGGCGAAAGTCTCTGCCTATGCCCGTGAGCATAACCTCAGCTACGACGCCGCAAGTCGCGCCCTGCGTACCTCGGCCTAGACCTTTAAACCTTGAACGTTTCCGTTGACCCATAGCTTCGCGCGTGAGATGCGCTGATCTTCATGACTACTTACAAGCCAGCGGCCAAGGTGGGCTTAAGCGCCACGGCTCCCATCGCGGCACATCAATTTGTTGGCCTGAATGGCCAGCCCTGCGGTGCGGGGGAATCGGCGATCGGCGTGGCCGAATATGCCGCTGAGATTTCCCAGTCGTTCAGCGTCATCGTCGCCGGGACGGCCCTGGTCGAGGCGGGCGCTGCGATCACCGCGACGGACACCAAGATCGAGTGTAATGCCGACGGCAAAGCGGTTCCGCATTCCGCCGGGAAAGTTTGCGGCTTCCTCGTGCCGGGTAGCACCGCGACTACCGCAGGCGACCTCATTGAAATCCTGGTGGTTCAGTCCGCCTAACCTCGCGATCGCGTATCCCATCACCCACACATTTGAATCATGCCCGTACAACCTACCGATCGTCGCGCTGGCGCGAATCGACACCTATCCAATATCGCCCAAGGCTACAACAGTCAAAAATTTGTCGGCGAGTTTGTCTGCCCCACCGTCCCCGTCACCACCCGTAGCGGCCTCTACATTCAGTTTGATGAGTCGTCGTTTGAGGTGAGTGATGACAGCCGCGCCCCTGGAACCCCGTTCGGGATTGTTGACCTCGGGTACGAAGGCAAGCCCTATAGCGTCAATTGCCAGGGCTTGATCTTTGCCCCGTCGGCTCAAGAAATCGAAGAGGCGGGCGGTATCGGCCTCCAGCTCGCTGAGTATGGCGCTCGGTTGCTGATGGAAAAAACGATGCTCAAAATGGAACTTGAGCGAGCCGACCTGACCACCAACCCGGCGAACTTCGCGCCGAATAATACGGCGGCGCTGTCGGGGTCTTCGCAGCTTAGCGACCCAGCCGCCAATCTCTCGGCGCTGATCCGTGAGGCGAAAGGCGAAGTCAGTGTGGGGATTGGCGAAGACCCGAATGTCTGGCTGTTGAGCTACGAGGCGTTTGAGGCGGTCAAGGAACTCGAAACCGTCAAGGAAAAAATTAAGTACACCAGCCGCGATTCGATCACGGCGGACATGCTGGCCGAAATGTTTGGGTTCGCGAAGGTGGTGGTCGGCACGGCGATCGCCAAAACGTCCCAATCCAGCACCAAGCGTCGCGTGTGGGATAACTGCATGTTGTTCTGCTACACCAACCCGGCGGCGCTGGTTTCGGGTCGCCTGCCGTTCGCCTCGAACCAAAACGCGGCCACTCGTCAGCAGCCGTCGTTCGCGTATCAATACATGCTGGCCGATCGCCCGCAAGTGACAAACCGCTACTGGGAAGAGGCGACCGACTCCTGGAACTGGAAAATTCGCAGTGATCGATCGTCGGCGATCGTCGGTGCGAACGGTGATGGTCTCGCTACGAGCGGCTTCCTGTACACCAACGTAACCGCGTAATCATGGCGAAATACAAAACGAACCTTCGACTCTTACACAACGGAAAAACGTACAAACCGGGGGAGGAAGTGATCCTAAGCGAGCGCGACGCCGCCCCGCTGCTTGGCCTCAATGCGATCGAGGAATCGGCCTCAACTCCACCCAAGACCACGGTGACGAAGAGCAAGGCGAAACCCGCCCCGACCCCTGACCCGACAAAAGACGATGACACTAAAGCCAACGGTTGAGGACTACATCACGCTGTTTGGCCTGACCGAGGCGGTGCAGCATTCTAACGTTGCGCCGCCTCGGTCTCCGTCAAGGTCGGACGTAGTTGATTTCGTGATTGAGTTTGCGATCAATATGGCGCTATCGGAGGTGCTGTCGTACCTTGGCGATCGCTATTCTTCAGAGCAGCTATCCCGCGCGATCGGCGTGCCGCGCATGGTGCTACAGATTGCGCGGTGGAATCTTGATCAGCGAATTGAGCCGCGTGATTTCGTGCGTGATCAGTATCGCGATGTGGTGGCTCAACTGACGGCGATCGCAGCGGAGGAGGCGGGGTTGTGGCTTCAGTCGATACCAGAGGGTGACAGCGCGACCCCAGACCCCGATCCGGCTCCCAGCCCAGACCCACCGCGATCGATCCTGTTCGGAGGTGGCATCAACGGATTCGGGTCGTTTTGATTTTTGCTCGGCAACCAAAAAGCTCTGAGGGACTTCTCTCTCAGAGCTTTTTGGTTTTAGCTGTCCTTAGAGCCGCGTTATTTTTTGAGGGAGGGCTACTTAGGGCATAATGAAAACAGCGCAGATTGTCTGATCCGCGCATGTCCTGATGCAGCCGTGAAAGTTCCAGCTCCGTGGCTGCATCACCACAACTAGATCATACCCATGAAAGAGCTATTTTTTGCTTGCCCAGAACCACTGCGGCAAGACGTCGGGCGCAGCACGACGATGATGGTGCTCACGACAGCGGACTACCTATTGGCCGCTGCACGGGAAACTAAGCTGGTTAAAGCGAATCTACGTGTTCAGAGCCTCAACAACACTGTCGTGAAGGTGCTAGACGGGCTGAAAGATTCGCCCGAACAGTTCTTGCTGCGATCAGGGGCTTTTAAGTTCACGTGCTCTGACATCCGCTACGACGGCGATAAAGGCGGTGTGTTTGTCTCAGTGGAAGAAAACGGCGGCATTTCAGATGGGGGCGGTCGCACCGCTGCGATCGGAGAGGCGGATCGCATCGGCGTAGATATTAGCCAGGTCTCAGTCTTTATCCAGTTTGTTTCGGGACTGGACGATCAAGGTCAAACGGAGGTTTGCATTGCGGCGAATACCAATCGCAAAGTGCCAATCTACTCTCTTCTAAATAAACAGAGCTTGTTTGAGCCAGTCAAGACGATGTGGGGGGCGAAGCTTCCTTACACGGTGTACTACGAGGGGCAACACGCTCACACGATCTCCTTTGGGCACTCAGAGGCTTCGTCAACTAATGTCACTCACCTAGTAAAGTTATTGGTGTCTGTGAGTGATACCTACGATCCGACGCGTGGAAAGCATCCGGTTTCGGCAACGCGGGCAGGGGCGATGTCTGCGGGCGGCATGCCAGAGGCTTCGATCAAGTATCGCCTGCATCTACTTGGAGATCTTTATGACATCTGGCTCTACGGCATGGAGCAGATTCACGCCTACCTAGAGCGATATGGCTGGGAGAATAAGCATGGACGGCCTCGCGTCCCCAGTTCAAAACCCTCATCTCGTTCCTCCGTCAAGAAGACGCATTTTTGCCACACGAAAGAGACTTGGGACGGCTTCATTAGCCCACGGACTCCTTTTCCCGTCGTTGCGGCCTGTCGCGTCTTCCTTCACGAAAATCGCTGGACGGTGTCGCGTCAATGGCTGCTACAGGAAGCGGTTCCTGCTCTCTGGAAGCAGTACCAGGCGGTTTTGCTCAAAAACACGGAGACACAACGATATACGAATATTGAAGCGGCGATGAGTTCCGAGGGGGTCTGGTCGTCGCTAACCACGAAGGCGATGGAGTTGCGAGTACAGCGCCTGGAAAGTGCGGCGCGAGGCAAGCCAAGCCAAGGTCAGTTAATCCGCTAAGACGACCTGATCAATATCCCCGATCGATCAACACATCCCCCTTGCTGTCCCGCGCACCGACCACCGCGATCGACTTTCCGTTAATCGTCACGTCGCCCGCATTTTGGAAGTGCAGCGCCTGCCCGTTGAGGTTGATCGTCACGTCCGTCACAAACCGCCCACCGGCCTGATTCCCAGGATTCCCGGTGGGCATTCCATTTGCGCCTAAGCCCGTCGCGCCGCCCAGCCCTAGGACGTTCCCGAAGCGATCGGCGATCGCGATCATCCCCTGATACGCGCCAAACCCCGCGCCGGACTTGTCTACATGGCACGTGAAGCCCGATCGATCGTGATGGATTTTGCACTGAGCATCATTCGCGATCGTCATCGACTGCCCACCGGAGACATCGAGGTCTCCCTCTGTGCGGCGATTTTCCTGACCCTCGGTGATGCGATCGTAGTTACCCTCCGTCTCAAACTCGCGATCGCCCTTCACGACGTCATACTCGCCGCCAATCACCGATCGGGAGCGGTCACCGGCGATCGTTGTCGTTGAGTCACGCACCGCGTCATCCTGCTCGAACGGCGGGTTTTTGAGATTGGTTGGCGTTCCCAGGTAAAACCCATCGTGAGGATTGCCGCCATAAAATCCCACGCAGACCGTCGAGCCGATCGGCGGTAGCGGCGGATCGTCCGCAGGTGCGATATTGATCCGCTCTAGCCAGTGGGTCTCGGTGACGCCCATCGAGGGGATGACCACTTTGATGCAGCGCCGAGCGATTTTATCCGGCTCGGTGGGTTCGTTGTTGGTCACGACTCCGCGCTGAAAAAATGGCTGACGCCCTCGTAAATTTTCGGCAAGGGCAGCGGCGCTCGCTGCGTTTGCCATCGCTGCAAAAAAGTCCGTCATATTCAGCGTGGTCACACCACACCCATTATCGCCCGCCCACCTAAAAATCCGACTTGCGCCTGACCTGTGGTTTAAACGTCACGTTTAAATAATTTGAATTATCTGGGTGCTGAGGGGTGTAAACTAGGGGTTGTATTGATCGCCGCGCCGGGGTGGGCAAAACCCCAGCGTTATCAACGGCGATCGTTGAAGCGTGTGAATGGCACGCCCTGAATATGACTTTACGGTATTTCGACGAGATACGTTACGGGTCTTTCTCTGATTTAGAGGTGTTGGTTGATCCGGAGACTCAGGAGCTATGGGTGGCTCGCTCTGCGATGGAGCGAATGCTGGGTTGGCGTCCCGACAGCGCTCGGGAAAAGCTGGTATCTAAATCGCTGAAGTCCTTTGCTGGCAAGGCTTTGGCGGTCGGGAAAAAGATAAAGGCGAAGGATGTCTCTGGACGCCCCAATACGCTTATGGCTGTCCCTTTCGATACCTTGCTGACCGCTGTGAATTGGTTGGCGACGAACAAAGATAGTACGGCGATTGCGCTGCTCGTGGCTGGTTTCGCTGATTCATTCAGCTCGATCGTCTTGAATCAATGCGGTATCCAGGTCTCGGTTGAGGAACGCCAGCAGGCGGTCGCGTTTTACCTGACCAAATATCACGAGTATCAGGATTGGATTCGCGATACGCACTTCGCGCTGTATGGACGGAAGCCGGATAGCAAGTATTACCAGCAGGTTGCGATCGCTATCAATCAGGGATTGTTCTCGCGTTGGTCGTTTAATTCCGATCGTGTCGCTAATGCGAAGACGGAAGAGTTGCGAGAAATCGAGTGCTTTGAGCGTTTCGCTATGCGGCGGGTGGCTAACTATCCGGGTGTTGATCCGCTAGAAGTTACGCGGCAGATTCTCTCGACGTATGCCGGTTAGGTCTGCTGACTGATTGTTGTTTATTCCCCGTCGGTTGGCGGGGCTTGATTGATGGGACGAAATGCGAAGCTGCGAGCAGCAAGAAGAAACAAGAAAGTAGAGCGGGGACAGGCGCTACTCAGCATCAAGTCAGCCGAAGAATTGATAACGCGCGTCGCTCGTCAAATACTTCGAGAATCTATTGAAGAAATAATTGGCACAAGCCCCGAATCAATATTGATTCAGGGAGAGGGTGATCTGCCCTCAGTGATGGAGGAAATGACCCGTCGATCTGGTTTCCCCCCAGACTTTATTAACTTCGTTGAGAATACCTCCGTTCCCGCCCCGGCCTTCCTTGAGTCAAGCAAAGACTCTCTCTCTGATTGGGTTTCAGGAGTAAAAGGGGCTATCCCCCCAGAGTTCGCGCGACGTTTATCCCTGAAAATTACGGAATCAGAACGCTATGAGTTCGAGAGTTACGCGCCTAGCGGTGTTTTGGAAATACTGGGAATCGCGTTCCCCGTTGCGGGGTGGCCGCACATCATGAACGCCGCGCTTGCCGCGTTTTGCGACACGACCTTCTACTGGGTCACAGGCTTTGACAAGGATGAGCGGAAAGAGCGTGTTTGTGATGCTGTAAAGATCCTAGCCTTGGCTGTCTGCTTTTATCCATATATTGAAGACTGGGAGCCTGAAGGGGTTGCGCCGTACCGTTCTGACGAAGAGATTTTTGAGATTGCTTCAGGCACGAACATCGCAGGCTACGACAAAGCCTGAAAAAACACAGGCGATCGAGCCCGATTTTTGATGTAGTTTATGCCCCGTCGGCTGGCGGGGCTTTGGATTATGGGGCGAAGAAAGAAAAATATCCCGATCCTCTCTCCAGACTTGCTTGATATTTGGGCAAAGAGTCTAGAGCTTGTCCCCCTACGCGCAACTCGCGAACTGCTTTCTCAGAAAGCGAGACTTCTGTGTGTTTTTAATGGCGTTGCTTATATAGAGACGTGTGGTGCGCTTGTTTCTGTAGTGGAGAGGAAGAGTGAGGAGATTCGTTCGGCGATAAATGAAGTCCTCGAAGGTTCAGTATCGGTAAAAGTTTTTCGGACTCCAGGGTTTGCTGAGCCTAAAGTGACCCTCGATCCTCGTAGTGCTGCTTGCGCCTCTAAGTCGCGCCTGCCGATCTTCAATGAATATCTTGTCTGGAGAAATGTGGTTTCTCATGTAGCGGATACTGCTCTTCAGATCCATTTATTGGATTTGGCTCGCTTCTTCTGCCCCCTCTCTCTCTTTGATGGGGTTTCCGCAACGTGTACTTTTACTCCTGAGTGGTCTCGGTTCACTTCTTTGCAACAGCAGCTCAGCGATGCTTTCTGCTCTTTTTTTGGGGAAAAGATCTCTGTTTCGGTTTTGTTCCGCGAGCCTTCAGACGCCGCCAAGGAATTCGCTTCGTTCCTTTGTGACGGCGCTGCCGACGCTATCGCTACTCCCCCCATCTACAGCGCCAACAAAACCGCCGACTTCATCGAATGGAACGGCGCGTACCTGCGATCGGAACCCGAGCGCGTCATCGCCGAAGCCCTTCAACGCCACGGCCTAGCCTTCCATCCCAGCCACCCCATTCGCCTACAGATTAACGGCAAGTGGGTTACGCGTGAGATTGATTTTAAAGTCATCCTGGGGCGTAACCAATTCGCCTATATCGAGGTTGATGGTCGCGCCTATCACGACAGCGCCGCCGACGATCACGCTCGCGATATGGAATTTGAATCACTCACCGGAATTCGCACCTACCGCTTCCCAGCGAAACAATGCATGGAAGACCCTGACGGCGTGATCGAGAAATTCCTGAAGGTCACAGGCTATGCCAAAACCTAAAAACTACAAGCGCTCAAGCCTCGAAACCCGCTTTCAAGCGGCCTGGGCGCGATACCACCCCGACGTTCAACTCTGCCTAGAGCACCAGTTCCACCCCACCCGCAAATGGCGGCTCGACTACGCCGCCACCAACGGCTCAATGGTCGCGATCGAGCTACAAGGCGGAATCTTTACCAACGGTGGCCACTCCCGCGCGTCTGGGCAGATCAAAGACATGGAAAAATACAACGCCGCCGCCGCGCTGGGTTGGCGGATTTTCTACCTTCACACGAAGAACGTCAGCGATCGCGCTGCACTCGCGCAAATTGCTGAGACAATCCAATCGCACACCACGGAGAAGCCATGAAAACAATCCTGACGACGATCGCCCTGTCAGCGCTGATCGCCGCGCCCGCGATCGGCAGACCTGGGCGGGTCACCGACTGGCCGGTGTACTGCTACTACTTCGACCCAGCGGGACGCCTTGAGCTGATTGACTACACCTGCTCTTTTAGTGGTGGCATGACCGCCAACCCTAGCGGAGTGGAACTCCAAACCTCGTCTCGCATCATCACCGACACCCCACACCTGGAGATCAATTACGGGCGTGGGCTTGACTGCGACCCCAGTGCAGCCCTTGACGGAGTTTGCGGCGTGAGTCGATATCGTTCGGATCAGTTCCCCTTCCCATTCACGCAGCCCAGCGGCAGCGCCCTAACCCTAACCTGCGTCGCGACACCGGAACGCGAAGTGTGCGTCCAGTTTGAGCAATGGCTTGACCAATAAGCCCCAACCCTAACGCAAGCCAGCGAAGCCCCACCCTCGCCCGATAATCAGCGAGTTGAGTGGGGCATTTTTGTGGCCTGGTATTCTCGCATCACGATCGGCAACGATACGTTTAAAACCGGCGATCGCCGCATCATCAGCCTGGATCTAACCCTCTCGGAAAACGCGCGGGGGAGTACCTGTAGTTTTGAGATCTACGATCCGGGCTTAGCGATCGCCGGTCGTTACTTTTTGGCCAGCTACGAAACGGGCGGGATTCAGGTTCCTAGCGACCTGCTACAGGCTCCCCAACCGCCCACCGCGATCGCTACCGCCGCGACGATCGCCGGTGGCGGAGCCAATGGCAGCACAGCCAATCGAGAACTCTCCCCGTCAATGCGGGCAATCCTCGACATGATCGCCTACGCGGAGGGAGCTGATTACAATGTTATTTTTTCGGGTGTAACCTTTGATGACTTTTCTGACCACCCCCGACAGCTCATCAACTCAGGCGGCTACTCAAGCGACGCGGCGGGGCGATATCAATTCCTTAGCACGACCTGGGATACCCTTGGGCTACCCGATTTCAGTCCAGAGAACCAGGATAAAGGGTGCGTGATGCTGATTGATCGTCGCGGTGTCCTCGCCGAGGCGGAAGCGGGAGATCTTCCTGGCTTTTTGGATCAAGCTAGTTACGAATGGGCGTCGCTACCGCCGTCGCGCTACGGGCAACCACAGAAGACACTAGAGGAGTTGCAGGGGGTTTATGATGCGGCGCTCGCTCGATATCAGGGTGGCGGCGCGACGACCACCCCACCCCCCGCACCACCACCGATCGTCGATGACGCAAAGCCCAGCACCGCCGAACAGCTCGAGCAAGCGGAGCTCCCCGAGGTCGCAGACCCCACACCCAGCCCCAAGGGAACCGAGATCATCATCGAGCTGGGCGTCCACCCGCAACAGCTTCTAAGCTGGCATTTCATCCACACCGGCACAACCGCTTCGGGGCGATCGCCCGACACGACCAAGTTCGAGGGGAAGTGCATCCGCTGGAAAATCTCACGCCGCAACATTAACGCCACCTGGGAAAACATCACGTTGCGCGAGCTAGCTGAGGTGGTCGCCGAGTCCTTCGGGTGCGAATTGCTGATGGAAGGCAGTGGCCCCACCTACGCCGCGATCGACGCGACGGGAATTTCGCTCTACGCGCTATTGCTCCGCGAATGCAAGGCGATCGGCTACCGGGTCTACGACGAGGGAAACACGCTAATCGTGGAGCCGTACCGCCCGCAGTTCACCGGCTTCGTGATCACGCGGCAAATCTTGATCGGGATGCCGAGCAGCGTCGATCGTGCAACCGGCGACAGCTACCAATCCACCACACCGGAACCCGCCAACCCTGCAACCCCAGACGAACAAGCAGGCGAGACGGTCGCCGAAATCGACCCGCTAACCGGCGAGATTAAACAGGTCGCGCCGGAGAATAGCGCCGGGGTGGGAGACCTGGAAATAGCCGCCCTCACCGGGAACGCCGCGCCGCCGGTGCATGGAGTGGTTGCAGCGAACCCACAGGGAGAAAGCGCCGCGACCAATATTGCCGCGCAGATCGCAGCGGAGGTCATACCAGGGAATCCACTGCCCACCTATCGGGGGATTTTGCCGGAGAACGTGACGGGGTTGCCAACGCAACAAATCGGCGCGATCGACCTGGCCGACGGGACAGCCGAGGCGGAGGCGATCGCGGACGAATCACGCCGGGTGATGAGCTACGAAACCCAGATCGAGATCAAAACAACACCGGCCAGCCTGACCTTGGTTCCAGGTCAGATCGTTGCGATCGCCGAGGACTGTTTTGATAACCGTACGGCTCGGGATGCTTGGTGCAAGGAGTGGCGAATTAGCCAGATACGGCGATCGTTTAAGGGCGGGTCGATCGCGACGACACTATCGCTTTACACCCCACAGGCTCAGAAGCCGCCACAACCTCAGGCGAGTTCAGGCGGCGCGGCTAGTGGTGGCGCGACGGCGGTGAATGTAGACCTCAAGCCCGGTGAGTTAATCTGGCCGATGAAATTGGAAGGCAACAGCGTCGCGGGGATGACTTGCGAATTTGGGAATGAGCGCGGGCGACGGCACGCGGGGATTGACTTCGGTGGGTATGGCGCGGGAAGCGATCGAGACCTGGTGTTTGCCAGTGGCCAGGGTGTCGTCACCACGGCGCGACAGGAAAACGGCCCCGACGGCTATGGCCGAATGGCGATCATTCAGCACGCAAACGGGATCGAGACGCTGTACGGTCACTTGGCGTCGTTGGTTGTTTCTGAAGGGCAAGAGGTGCAGCAAGGCCAGCCGATTGGGCAGCGTGGCGCGTCCGGTTTTTTCTCTGAGGAGGCTTATGAGATCCACCTACATTTTGAGACGATCGTCAATGGCGAGCCGGTGGACCCGCGTACGGTGATTGCGCGACCTGGCCCCGTGCAGATCGCGACGGGGGATGACAACCCTCGGGGGAATGCGAAGTGACGAGACTTCGGGCGCATCTCAACACCGCCTAAGCCCCACCACCAAACGGTACTAAGTGCTGTAATTCGCCCTCGACCCGCTGGTATTCCGCCACTGGATCGAGGGTGTCGTCATCTTGGGCGGCGATCGCCGCATCACACGCCGCCCGACCAATAGTCGCGAACGCCTCGACGTGGGGAGCTGGGTCAGACTGAAGAGCGCGATCAAATCGATACCGCGCCGCAGTCCATCGCCCCGATCGCACCTGTGCCGCCGCTTTGGTGAGCCACTTCTCGGCGCGGGTTTGGGATTGGCGCGACTGGTGCGGGTGGGCGGCGGTTGAGGGGACGGTGCGGCGAGTCATGGTCGTCAGGCTCAGGGCAAGCCTTGGGGGATTTGGACTAGGTGATCCTAACTGTAGCGACTAATGGAGATAGAGGTGGATCGCCGTGGCAGATGCAGTTATTGGCTATCAGATAAATGCAAACGCTAGCGGTGCGCTTGGGGCGTTCCGAGCCCTGAAATCCGCGATCGCGGATTCCGTCCAGGCGGCTAGGGGGCTTAACAGCGCGATCGACCCCAGCAAGATGGGCGACGGTGGGTTTCAGCTCTCCCAGCAGTTCGACGCGATGCAAAACGCGGGGAGTCGTATCGCTGGTTTTGGTCAAGCGATGACCGCCCCGATCGTCGGATTTGCGACCGCCGCCCTAGACGCGGGGATGACCTTCGAGGCGTCGATGAATAAGGTCGCGTCACTGGCACGCATCGACCTCGGGGGCAGCGCCTTTCAACAGCTTGAGAACGAAGCGATCCGACTGGGAAGCTCCACCAAATATTCCGCCTCTCAGGTGGCCGACGCGATGGGCTTCCTGGCGATGGCCGGATTCGACCAAAATGACATCACACAATCCACCGAGGGCGTGCTGGCACTGGCCACAGCAGGCGATGTGGATCTGGCAAATGCGGCAGACATTGCCTCGGATATCCTGTCCGGCTACTCTGCGAATTTGGATGATTCGATGTCCAAGGCGGAGCAGCTCGCCTACGCCAACGATATTCTCGCGAACACGTTTACCCGATCGAACACCGACCTATCCCAGCTCGGGTATGCGTTTAAGTACGTCGCGCCAGTTGCCGCAAACGCGGGGATATCGATGGAGCAAGCATCCGCCGCGCTCGGGATTTTGGCCGATAGCGGGCGCAAAGGCAGCCAAGGCGGTACTGACCTCCGGGGGTTTATTCTCGACCTGATGGCTCCGTCGGAGAAGGCGACAAAAGTGTTTGAGGGGTTGGGGGTTGCTCAGCAGAATTTCCTTGATTCTCAGGGGAATTTCAACCTAGAAAATGCCCTGAGCGAACTCGCAAAATTCGACCTGAATGAATCGCAGCTCAAGGATATCTTTGGCCAGACGGGTATCACCGGCGCTCAGATCCTGATCGGTGATACCTTGCTCGGGGCGCAATCAAAACTCAAGTCGCTCACCGAGCAAAACTTCAATGCCACGGGGTCAGCCGCCGCGATCGCCGAGAAGCAAATGCAGGGGCTGAAGGGCGCGATCGACACTATCAAATCGGCAACCGAGGGGCTGTTTATCGCGATCGGAAAGACGGGGCTGCAAAGCACGATCGCGGGGGTCATCCACTTCCTGGCGCGGATCATTCAAGCCATCTCAAAACTCAACCCGTTCATTTTGCGGATCGGCGTGGCGATCGCGGCGATCGTCGCAGGGCTGGGCGTCGTGATCACGGTACTCGGCACGGTGATCATGTTCGTCGGTGCGGTTGGCGCAGCCCTGACGACCCTCGCGGCTCCGGCAACGATCGCGGTTATGGGTGCGGCGATCGCCGGGATTGGAACCGTCGCCTCTGGCGTGGCCGCGACCATCACCGGACTAGGAGCCGCGATCAGTGGCGTTTTCACGATGAGCCTCCCGGCAATGCTGGGCGCGATCGGTGGGGGGATTGCCGCTGCCGCTGGCGCGATCGGGACGTTCGTCACCGCCACCCTACTTCCGGCCTTGCCGATCATCGCGGGCATTGCGATCACGGCATTGCTGATCCGCAAATATTGGGAGCCGATCAAGGTGTTCTTTGCCAGTGTCGGTAAAGGATTTATGGAAGGGCTCAAGCCTGCGATCGATATCGTCGGCGAAGCGTTTGCTCAGTTGCGCGATGCGTTCATGCCGGTATTCCAGATCCTCGGCATTTCGTTTGATCTGGCAAGCGACCAGGCACACGGATCGTTTACGGCGGTGGAGGAGTTCGGGCGTCGGGTCGGCCAGGTGATCGGCTTCCTGGTCGGAATCCCCGTCTACATTGTCGATTCGCTGCGTTTGTTCGTGAGCGATGTCCTCGGATTGGTCGGCAAGCTCAATGTCCCATTCGCGCCGGGGTTTGATTTTGGGGACGTAGGAACCCAATACACCGCCCTGTTAGAGTCCGTCACCGGGCGATCTGTTGGCAACCTATCTGAAGCTATCTCCGCGATCGTGCAAGCGTACAGCGACGGGTTCGGCTACTTCTTCGCCGCGATTGATAGCCAGCTAGGGACGAGTACTGGCAATCCCGTTGAAGCGATCAGAACCGTAGCCGTCGGCTATGTCGAGGCTTTTAATGGCATTATTGGCGGAACTTTCTCGGGGATTCAATCCCGAATCCTACTCCTTCGAGTCGGCATGGCTGGCTGGATGACACAGCTTTGGGTGAATTTTTCAACCTTCTGGCTAGGTGTCGGCTACACGGTCCAAGGTTGGTGGATTCAAACCCAGGCGATCGCATCAATGGCTTGGACGAATGTGGTCGCGTTCTGGCAGGGCGTCGGGTTCACGATCCAAGGTTGGTGGATTCAGACTCAGGCTCTGGCCTCGATGGGCTGGGCAAACGTTGTCACGTTCTGGCAGGGCGTGGGCTACACGATCCGGGGATGGTGGATTCAGACTCAGGCGCTCGCGTCGATCGCCTGGGCTCAGGCTGTAGACCTCTGGACAAACCTCACGGACTGGGTGGTCAACATCCGCGAGCAGGTGGTGAGCAAGGCGACCGCGTTTGGCAATAAAATCCTCGAGCTGATTCAGGCGATCCAGTCGGCCTTTAGCGGGGCGCTAAACTCGGCGCGATCGGCAATCTCGAACCTCAACCCGTTTCGTGGTGGTGGCGGCGCGTCCGGTACTGCCGTCGCCAGCGCGATGATGCCCACCGCACCCGTCCCTACCGCCACTGGAGCCACCACTTCATCGACAAACACCGCGATGACTAACACGGCAAACAACAACTCTATTCAGACCGGCGATTTTATTGTTTCCTCTACCGACCCGCAGGGCGCAGCTAGCGAGATTCAAAGCATGATCAACGGCCTCTTCGGACAGGCGCAGCAATCCCAACTATCGGGTTAAACTGTCGGACTAAAAAAAGAAGGGGCGATCGCTGCCACCACCCACCAGCTACCAACGATTTAAACGTCACGTTTAAATACTGGTGTTCTGAGGCTTGAGGGTGTTTCGGGTCTTGCTTGGTTAGGGGGATTGCTCGATCGCTGCGCGGATCTGTGCGAGGTATTCGGGGCGCGTGACGAGGAGGTTGGCGATCGCGAGGATGCTCGTGTCGATATTGGTCGGCGTGATTCCGCTGGGTTGAAGGTCGGCGATATTGACGGTTCCCGACGCAGGGATCGAGGCATAGAACGTCGGGACGATATCGGTTTCGGACTGCCTCGCTTCGTAGAGTAGGAGCTCGCGGGCGTCCGAAGGTTCTGACCCTGTGTACCACTGAGCCGTAAGCTCGTCCTGATGAGTCGCGCCCGTAAAGATCTGACCCGCTTCGGTGCGCCAGGTCTCGGTTACGGTCGTCGTAAAAATGCGGAACTGATAGGTTTGGTTCCAGGTGGGGGTTAGCTCGAAATCGACGCGACCCGCTTCGCAGGGGAAGTAGGCCGGAATTGCAAGATTCCAGGCGGGCGGCGTTTGCAGCTTGTCCACCGTGCCGCCGGGTAGTACGACCTCGATCGTGCAGGTGATCGGACGGCCACCACTGTCGTTAATCTGCCCAAGAATCCGCGTCATTCGCTTATCCCAAAAAACCCCGTTATTATCCCCGGTGGGTCGGAATCGGACGCAAGCCGACCCCGATCGGGGACGCCATACCCTAGAGGCAGTTGAGCCACGAGCGTCCATGCCAAGCCGCAACCGATACGAGCCCTATGCTGCCCCCGCGATCGATCCGAGGAACGAGCGGGAGATTGCCGAGCAGGCCATCCTCACCACGTACGATCGTAGCGATCGCCGCCTGAACGATTTCAGTCCTGGCAGCGTCATGCGGACGTTTGTCGAGGCGCTGGCGTTTGTCGCGGCGGAGTTGCTATACCACGTCAATAAGCTCCCGGCGGTGTGGTCGATCCGCTGGATTCAGTCGATCGGGATTCAGCGCTCTCTCGGTAGCGCGGCGCAGGTCACGCTAACGGTGACGCTGACGCAGCCGCTAACGGAAAGCTGGATCTTGCCTCAGGGCTATGCGGTACTGAGTCGCGATCGCGCTCGGAAGTATCGGACGGACGAACAGATCGTCATCCCGCCAGGGCAAACGGCGGCAACGGTGACGGCCACCTGCACCACAACGGGAACCGGGGGTAACAAACCGAAATTTGAGATATCAGAAGTCCTGCAATCTTTGCCGTTCCTCAGCGCGATCACGAACCTGGA